CCAGCCAGTCCACCAACAGCGGTAACGGTGCTAAATGTGGTGCTTCCACCAGCGGTTCCATTGTTCCCGTTGGTGGAGTCCGCCGTCACCGCAGCGCCACCTGTTCCGCCAGCGGCCACGGTTACGCTAATAGTCGAGGCTAAATCAGTTGTCAGGAACCATGTCTCAACGGTTGCCCCCGGAGCGCCACCAGAACCGCCATAACGATTAGTTCCAGCCGCGCCTTTACGTCCCGATCCACCGCCAGCACCGCCACCAACGAGCTTTACAAAAACGCGCTTTGCCGTGCTTGGACTTGGATTTGTCCAAGTATCATTGGCAGTGTAGAGCTTAACATCGACATTTGAGCTACCACCGCTGGCCGAAAGCGTTGTTCCGCTCATGGTGAGGCCAGAACCAAGCGTGATCTCCTGAAAGTCGCCAGCGCCGGATGCCGAGCCGCGCCCAAGGAGTTTGGAGGCTGCGGATGCCTGCGCCAGATTCGACAGCGGCAAATCGCCAGTCACATCGGTTGTCAGGTCAATCAGGCCGCGAGTAATCGTTTGCCCGCTGATGGTGATGTAATCTGGAGTGCCCGCTAGGCCTACGTCGCCCGAGTTTGTTCCCGAAAGAGAGCCGCTTGCTCCATCTGCGATGGTGATGCCACTGTTCTGGATGAGCTTGCCAGTCGTGCCGTCAAAACGTGGGATGGCATTGTCGGTCGCGGATGCAGGTCCGACCACATTTCCGGGTGATGTCCATGAAAGGTTGCCATCACCATCACTGGTGAGTGCGCCAGCCGCATCCACGGGAATGTCTGAGAGATCAAAAAGCGCCAGGGAGCCGTCCGTGTTTGGACTCGTTGCCAGTGTTGCATTCGCCTGCGGCAGAGTCACATCGTAGCTCAATCCGACGGCGTCGGGCGCGAGCATTCCAAAAACACCTGAGCCGCCATCACTCACAATTTGCAAGCCTCGCGTCAGGGTGATGCCGCCAGCACCGTCAAAAGAAACCAGCTTATTCACATCGCTGGCACCATTACCTCCACCGGAGATTGGAACACCGTCCTTGATTAGCTTCCCCGTGGTGCCGTCAAAGAGTGCCACATTGCCATCGGTGGCTGAAGCCGGACCAACAACGTCCCCTGTCCCGCTGGCAGTTGAATTGATCGTTATGCTGTCGGTGCTGGCATTCGTCGTGATCGTGACGTTCGTTCCAGCAACAAGGGTGAGCGTGTCAGAGGTGGAATCAGCGACCACGTTGCTCTGCCCTGCCACAGCGAAGGTGGAGAAAACATTCTGGTCGCCGGTATTCGTGCCAGCAAGGTCGAGCGTCGTTTTCATCGTTGCTGCATCCACACCTAGCTGAATGGTGCCAGATGTTGTGATGGGTGAGCCAGAATCGACCTGAATGCCGTCTGTGCCTGAGATGGCAACGCTAGTGACTGTGCCTGATCCTCCTCCGCCGCCAGAACCGTTTGCAGCGGCGGTGATTCGGCCTTTTGCGTCAACCGTGATGTTTGCGGATGTGTAAGAGCCGGGAGTGACGGCAGTGTTTGCCAGCGTCAAAGCCCCGGTGTTTGCCAAGGTGGCATCGCCAGAGACAGACTTGTTCTCGAAGACCGTTCCAGCCGCGTTTGCGACAAGGATTTGGCCTGAAGAAAGGCTGGTGATCGTCACCCCTTCATCGTCCTTGATGTTGCTGCCAAGAGTGGGTCGGATGAAAAAAGTCCCGTTGCTCGCGTGGGCACTGACAACAGCCAGAACTTGAATGTGCGGATTGGGTGCCGCTGGCTGAGTCTTGGTCAGGTATCCAGTCGTTGTGGAGGCATAGATGATCTGTCCGTCAGCCCAAGACTCGCCGTAGTTGCCTCCGTTGGTTTGAATGCCACGGAGCTTGCCAAAGGCGATGACAAAGCCTTCCTCGCCGTTGCTGAGTTCTTCAGCGGTCAGGCCCATGAAGTAGGTGGATGGACCCGTGCCATTCCACGGTTGCACAAGCAGCTTGCCGCTGTTGCCATCGGTTCCACTGAACATGACGGGGACACCTTTGGCAATCGTTGATCCAGTGCTGTTCTTGACGTGGTAAACGACATGCTCGCCAACATGGAGGGCGAATCCATTAAGCTGAATGTCCAGCGTTTCCTCGCCGTTGTTCCACATCATCTGGCCTTGCGTTGACAGCGATCCAGATGGCGTCGTGTCCATCGCGATGCTGTTCACATTGGCGAAGTCGCCCGTGTCGGATTCGGTGATCTGGCCGTTCTGAACCAGTTTCCCAGTCGTTCCGTCGAAGCGGACCAGAGCATTGTCTGTCGAGGATGCCGGACCAACGACATCGCCACTTCCGGTCGCAGTAATGGTGGTGCCAGTAATCGACAGGCCACTACCAACTGTAAGCGAGGTAAGTTTGCTTTGAGATTCGTCCCAAAACACCAGTTTGTCTGAACCTTGATCGTCTGCCGAGATAGCCTGACCAGTGATGGTGAGAATGTCTGTAACCGTTGAGTCCAGCGTCACATCCCCGCTATTCGTGCCAGAAAGCGTGCCAGACGCGCCATCTGCAATCGTGATGCCGCTATTTTGGATGACTTTACCAGTCGTTCCATCGAAGCGTGCAATGGCATTGTCCGTGGATGACGCAGGCCCATAAACGTCACCAGAAGTGGTTCCAACGGGATTGTAGCTGATGTCCACCGTCACATCCCCATCTTGAGTGACGTAAACGGTTGGCTTGCTGGCTGGCGTCGAGACGTTGACGGTTGTGCTCATCAGGCTGGAAGGGAGTATTGTGGGAGAACTTGAATGGAGCCTTGGAGGTAGGTTTGAATGCCTCCATTGCTGTCAGTGACTCGGAATTGCCAGACGTAGGTTCCTGCATTGAGGGCTAATGTTTGCGCTGGAATGGTGAAAATCCAGTTCACATCGTCGCTGATGACAATCTCGCCATCGGCAGAACTGAGTTGCTTGACCACCTGAATGTCGGATGCCTGCCTTTTGATGGCAAAGATGGCGCTGTCAGCCGTGTATGACGGTGCTGGCGTGACAGTGATCGTTGGAATCCCGCCCCAAGTGTCACCTTGGACGTAAGCCAGATTGGCATCAAGTTGAGCGGATGTTCCGGGGATCATGGCGTCTGAGCAAGGATGGCGAGGTAGATGTTATACAGGAAAGTGTTCACATCCACTGGGGGCGGAACTGGCAAAGTCTGGTTTTCGCCGGGCATAACTCAAGATTGGATGTCGCCAAGAGCAGCACGGTAGATCGCATAGTAAAGCGTCTGCGGACTGACAGGGGGCGGTGGTTTGGTCAGCGGATCATAAGTGATCGTGCCGGGATGATTGAGGTTCACCAGCGCAACACGGATGGCGTTCAGCAAATGCTGAGTGTCAACCGGGGGCGGTGTTAAAAGGGTTTGGGATTCGCCGGGCATAAGGTTACTTGGCAAAGAGTCCCATTTCTTCGGCTCGCTTCATGGCGGATTCAATGTCCGTCATGCCAGCTTCGGGGGCTTCGGTTTCCTCACCTTCCTCCTCGACTTCCATCTCCATCTCCATTTCGGGAGCTTCGATGGCAGAACCGTCGATTTCGGTCAGGGTAACATTACCGTCTTCATCGACAGTGAAGGTGCCAACAGCAGAGAAGGGTTTGCCGGGCTGTGCGTCTTGGGGGATTTCCCATCCAGAGGGGGCTTTAAAGGTGAGCATGGTAGTAAGAGAATGGGCGGGGCCAGCTTCTTGTCAAAGCCGACCCCGCCCGGTTGAGGTTAGGTCCGTTGCGGGATTACGAGCAGGCGGTGTTCACCGTCCAGTTGATCGGGCAGCGGCGGAAGCGAAGGACGCAACCGTATTCAGGGATGCCGGGCTGTGCGCCGTAGCCAAGGATGCCACGGAAGTAGCCAATGTTGCCGTCCTTGTTGCAGTCGTTGTCCTGAATGTTGCGCCACTCGAAGTTGCCGAGGTAATCCTGCGGCTTGAACTTCATCGGGCCAGCCTGAAGGGAGGCACCGGGGATGGCGAACTTGACCACCTGATTGCTCGCGATGAAGAGGTCTTCATACTGAGCGGTGTAGTAGTCAGGATTGACTTCCGCATCTTCACCAGCCGAGGTGGCAGGGAGGTAGAACGGAACGGACACCCAAGCGCCGCCAACCAGATTCCAGCGAGGAGCCTGAATGTCGATCTTGTGCTTGAAGCCTTCAAGGTTCACGAAGGAACCGCGAGGACCAAGGAGCTTGTCGGCGCTGTTCGACCAGCGGATGTTGTTCAGGCTCGTCTCGTTGTTGACGAGGGTGGCCTGAGCTTCACGGCTGAGAATCAGCGGAAGGACCGGCTGACCGTATTCGTTGGTGCCAAGACCGTTGTTCTGGTGAGCGCCATCAGCGACGAGGCGGTCATACCAGTAGTCGAGCATCTCACGGTTAATAGTTCCGATGGTGCCGGTGCCGAAGGACGAGCTAGAGGTCGTCATGGATGAGTCAGCCACAGCCTTGTTGGAGCAAACCGAGGTGAACTCCGTTTTGCGCTGGACGGACCAAGCATAACGGGAGTTGTTCTGAAGGTTGCGGAGGATGTGCGAACCCTGCTGGACGATTTCCCAAGCCATGCGACCGTCTTCGATACAAATCTTCTCAGATTCGACAGCGGCCTTCTTCAGGCTCATCGTGCGACGGGTGGAGGCTTGATAAACCGTAACAGTAGGAGGGGCGCAGGAGCCGCCAGCGTCGCCTTCGCCACCGTCATTGAAGCCGTAGGTTTGGAAGGTGATCGCCGAGGAAAGCGGCATACTTCTTTCAAAGACCAAGAAGTTCGGTGATGCTGACATTCCGTCAGGCCAACGTGTTTTCGGGACGATTTCTTCAGTATCCCAAGGCGAGGTCGCCCAATTGCGATACATAGTATCACTAGAAAGGCGGTTTGCTTCGGAAACGAAGTAATTATTGAGGTCGGTGCAGGCCATAGTAGTAGGTGCCCTGAGGGCGGATGAAGTTTGGTTTAGGTAAGAACTTGCTTGAACCGCCAATGTGCAATTGTTCCACGCGGAACACTGCTGGCAGTTCTGTTCTAACTCCGAGCGAAGAATTAGGTAATTTTAGCTCATCGCACTTTCATCCGGCGAGCGGTCCGAAACCATGTTGCAGATGGATTTTAAGGCTCTAGGCGGACTCTTTGGCTATTATGGTTGATATGTCAACAAAAAAACCCGCATAGATTTTACTCCATGCGGGTCAATGATGTAGCTATTTGGGTTACGACGCCCTCTGAGCATTCTGGAATCGGCTCCAAGAACTCTCCCAATCAAGTCCTCCCGGCTCAGGCGCGGCCTCTTTAACCGGCTGATTGACGTTCGTGCTGACGTTCGGCTTGGCGGCGTTTCGCTTGTTCATCTCCTCTTGAAGCTGCATGACACGCTGCTTTTCAGCCGTGTAGAGGTCGTTCAGCTTGGTTACGAGCGGTGCCAGCTTGGCCGCAAGGGCACGATTGGCTGGCGTGTCCTCAAACTTGGACGACTTCATGGCCTCTAGCACATCGGGATGCTCCTTCAAGAAGGCGAACTTCTCGTTGATCTGCTTCTCGACAGCCTCGTTTGCCGCCCTGATGGCGATTTCTTCCGCTTCCGCCTTCTTCTTTGCCTCGGTTTCCTCGATAAACTTGAGTTCCTTTTTGGCATTCTCGGCATTGTCGAGCATGGACTGTGATTTGCTCACGATGTCGCGGAGGTCTTTGGCGTGTTTTGCCAACTCAGCGGCATCCACCGGGTTCCACTCAAAGGTCAGCTCACGCAGCTTTTTGCGAAGTTCAATGGGGTCTTCTAGCTTCATAGCCTCCTTCAAGACATCCGGGGAGATGTCATAGGATTGTGCGAGTTCCTCAACAGCGGCTCCAATCTGCTCAGACGGGCGAATCACCTCCTCTTGGAAGGCTCGGGAGTTCACAACGTCGTGGATGCTGCGGAACTTCTCATTCTCCGCATCCCGCTCCTCAAGCTCCTTGATTCGCTTTTCGTATTGAGACAGGTCTTTGCCCTCAAACTCAGCCAGCTTCTTTTTGGCCTCCTCGATTTCAATCAGGCGCTCTTGAAGCTCCTTGTCTTTGATTGGAAGCTGTTTTTCCTTCAGCTCAGACAACTCCGAGCGAAGCGTGGAAAGCTCATCCTTCATGGATTTCCAAGTCTTGATAGCCTCCGGTGTGGCGTGCTTCTTGGTGGGAAAGTCCTCTGGAATCTCGCCGTCATCGACCTTGGCGACTTCCTCGGTCTTGGTCGGTTCATCCGTCTTCACCTCTTCTTTGACAGGCTCCTCAACTTTCGCTTCCGGCTCCTTGGCCTTGGTGAACTCGTTGAAACGCTCCATCATCACCGTGGCGTCGAAGTTTCCCTCTCCGGGAACGGTATCAACGGCGATATTGGGATCAGGGACGGCTACTGCTTGTGATGGTGTCATAGGGTGTTATTGGCGGGGTTCAAAATACTGTTCGTTGTAGTGGTCGAATGGAGGCGGCAGTTCGCCATTCTCGATTCGCTTGGCGTTGGCTAGGGACGCGAGCATACGAAGAACCCGGCGCTCGCCTGCCATCACCTGATGCGTGGCAGCAATTACCTTCTCGGCGTGCTCAGGCTGTGAGCGATAGACCAGTTTGATGAACTCGTCGTTCGGTTCGGTGTGCTCTTTGATTACCTCGACGGCGCGTTTAAAAACGTCGCTTTCGATGAGTTGCTTCAGTTGTGGCGCGAGGCCGTCCTCAAGCCATTGTTGTTTTAGGGTCATGCGGTTGTATTAACTCGTTGGAGTTGTGCCATTGCGGATTTGCGTGACAGGTCAGCGGCGAACTCTTGCTGTTTGAGGGCCATTTTCTGAGCCGTTTCTTGCTGGCGCTGCTGCATCTTGGCGCGGAACTCTTCCTCGCGTTGATCCATCTTGATGCGCCATTCCGCCATCATCTTCTCGATTTCAGACGGCCCTTGGTCCTGTTGAGGCTGGCCCTGCATTTCAGCCTGACGCGCCTCCTCCTTTTGCAGGTGGCGAGTGCCGTTTGTGATGATTTCGTTGAACTGCTGCAACTGCTGGCGAAACAGCGGCGCGTCGTTTCCGGTGTAGCCTTCGAGAGTCTGAGCGGCATGGTCGAAAATCTTCGACATCGGAGGCACGATTTCCGCGTAAAGCGCCGGATTCTGCCCGGCTTCGTCAAACTGCTGGTAGTATTCCGACAGCTTGCCGATATGGATTTCGAGGTGGACCCGCTTGTTCTCATTCGGCAGGATCATCTGGTCGAAGCCCTGAGCCAGCGCCACGTTCTGAGAATCCGCAATAGCAGCGTCAATCGGAGGACGTTGTTCGGATCCCGGAGGCTGCGTAAGCTGGTTGGCGATGTCCCAACCAGCCACAGAAGCGGTCTGAAGGCGCACCAACTGCTGCTTGCCGTAATCGTCGTAGTAAGGATACAAGCCCATCAGAGACTCGTAGCTAAGGCGACGAGCGGCAGGGGAGCCTGAGCCAATCGTTCGGGCAGCTTTCGTGTAGCGCAGGTCAATTTTCTCCAATGCTTCCATCGGAATGCCATCTTCGAGACAGCGTTCAAACCACTCCCAAACGTATTGTCCGCCCGGATCGCCACGTTCGTAGCCTTTCCGAAGCATCCGACGCACCACTTGATTAAACAGGCGGTCAAGTGGCTGCATGAATAGGTTGATTTCCGTGACCGAAAGTTGGGCATTCAGGTCCAGACGGGCCATCGCCTCAAACTTGGAAATCTCGCGTCCGGTGTCGAGCGTCTTGGTCGAGGTGTATTGCCCGATGTTCGTCCCAACCGTCTGTTGGAGCATTTCCAGCGCAGGAACCAGTGAGCGGCTAATGTCTGGCGGCTGCTGCTGAACAAACGTCGCCCCCGGTGTGGCGAGGAAGCCAAAACCGTAGGGAACAATGCGGAAATTCTCAACCGCCTCTTCGCTTTCCACCTGCCAAGTAGGACCGCTGGCAAACGCTACGTCAACAGCCTTGTTTCGCAGGCGCATAAGCTGCTGCATGGCATTGAACATGTCAGCGCCAAGGCCACGAACTCCGTGGAATGTCGCGTTGGTGCCGATGCCCTTGGTGAAGAAGATGAAAGCCTCCTGTGCCGAGCGGTAAACGCCCTGCTTGTAGAACAAAAAGTCCTCCTTGGTGCCATCGTTGGACGCCAGACCCGTTTCCGCGAAGATCATCAGGCTGATGGTGCCGTCATTTTCACGAATCCACATGTAAATCAGAGGGATGGTCGGGCCAGTCTCACCCAAAACGAGGTCGTTGTTCTTCCAACGCTGCTCCCAGTCCATCCAGTTGTAGGGGTCGATAATCTGCGGATAGGCGTTCTGCATCGCCCGCTTCAAGGCGTCGATATTCCAACCCTCATCCTCGGCATACTGACCAAGCGTGATGTATTTCATCAACTGGTCTGGCTGCTCCAGCTTCTTCATCGCCGCATACTGGATCGCATCCTCACAAGTGCGAGTCTGGCGAGGGATTTTGAGATAACTCAGGCTGGTTACGTCCCATTGCCAGTTATTCGGATCGGGAAAGTAGGCAATTCCGGTGCCATGCAGGGTCCGATAGTGCGGAATGAAGGCGTAGCGGTAGAAAAACTCAGGCCAAGAGCGAATCGTCCGGCTTAGATGCAGGGAGATACGCTGGGAAAGGTTCTGGCGCTCGGAAATGTCGCCATACTTGGTCTGGACATCAATCAGCCCCTCGGAGCCGGTGATGAGGTCCATGAAGGCGGCAACGGACTGGTCGAGGAAGCTCTTCGCGTCGCCCGGATTGAAGTTGGACATGTAGCCCAAGCCCTGTTTTTGGAGCATCGCAGGGTCGTAAGGCTCCCTACCGTCAACCATTGCCTGCACCTTTGCCATCTGCTGATTACTGGCTAGGTCCGCCTGCTGCATGCGAAACCAAAGGGAACGAGCGCCATCAACGGACTGGATGCGGCGTTTTAGCGGTTCACCCTGCGTGTCAACGACTGGAGGGGCGTAATTGTTGAGGGCGGTGGTAAGTTCCATAATCAGCCGATATTCCCACCCTTTCCTTGGGAATCAAGGGTGTTTTCCGTCCCCTCCGTAAACCCATTCGAGTCCACTCCCGTCAAAATCAGCTTAGGTTGAAGCAGTGGCGTAAGCTCAACTTCCAGCGAAAAAAGCGAGCACCCCTTCATGGTCAGCTTCGTGATGGCGTCGTTGATGACATCCGCCACGGCTGACAGGGCTGGCATGGAAACAAAGCCTTCATTGAACTGGATTGCTGCCTTGTTGACGCGCATACCCTCGTTTGTCCGGGCGATGTCGCCAGTCACCTTGCCCTCTTTATCAACAATGAGAGAAAGGACGCCCTCGCTAGGATTGCCGGTTCGAGGCTCCATTACCCATCCGATTTCAGATGGACGGATGACGTGACGGCCTGATGTTGGTTCGGGGATGGTCATAGATTAGACTTTCTTCACCCATTTTGCCTTGCCAGAAATCGCCAAGCCATTCGAGGTATTGGCAATCTCGGCTTCGATCTGCTCATTGGTGATGTTTAGCGCCTTCGCCAAGTCAGCGATCTTCTGCGATTTGGCGGCTACCAGCTTGCCAATCTGCGTCCCGAGGAAAGTCGGATGCTGGCGCTTAGGAGGTTCGCTGCTAGGCTGATCGTCGGCAGCGGGCGGCGTCAATGAACCTGCGGCATTTGCCCCTGTCGCAGCCACCTCAACCTTGGCGGAATCAATGGGGTGAGTCTTGGGAGATTTCTTGAGAAGAAGCTCGGTCAGTGAGCCATCTTTGCACCCGTGGATGACGATGGCCGCGCCATTCCAAGGCTTCTTGTGGGATTCATTCGGGCCAATGCCTTCCACGTCGTCGCAAACAAGAGAATCACCTTCGTAGCGATAGTTCTGCGTGCGCCAGTTGTGCTGAATCAGCGGTGTATTATGGGCGTGAGGGGCGATTTCATGGCGCATTGCCACGTCAAAAGGCTCCATTGGCAGGCGGCTCCACGGGGCATACTTGTCCACCGAGGTGAGTTTGGTCGAATACGCTGCCAGATTGGGCGGGTAAATGCCCGTTCCAACCATGTGATCCTCGCCAAACGCGGGCTGTGGACCTTCTGGCGTCATCTCAAAGCCGCGAGTAGGCGTGACGTGCCCCATGTAGGGCTTGTTGGCTTCCACATACTCGTCGTGGAACTTGTCGAGCCAGCCCGAAACCATCGGATCGTTGTCCAACTCGAAGAAGTAGAACGCCTCCTTGATTCCCGTGGCGTGAATCTGTGCAGCCGTCATCTTGAAGTGACGATTCGCGGCAACAGGCCAGCCGGTGAGATTCAGGCTGACCGGCAGCAGGTGGGCATCTTGGAAAAGCGGCTTCAAATCAGCGAAAACTTCCGCTGTTGGCTGCTTCACCGTTTCATCTGGCACCATCACAAGAATATGGCGCGGATACGGGCCAAGTTTTTTGATGAGTTCCGCCTTTTTGGCGAGCAGATGAACGTCCGACTTCGATACGGGGATGGCTAGGATCATTATGCCGGACTAAGTAGTCACGGCTGTAAGGTTGGCAAGCGAAACTTACGGTTTTTCACAGAATCGGATGCTCTGCGTATCCCGCATTCCTCAACGCCCGTCGAGCAATATCAAGCTGCGGTAGTCGAACCTTGCGCTCAAACCACTGAGGATTCAAGGCCACGGTGAAATCCACAACTGCCTTCTGGCAAACCTCATCGGCCCATTTGGTCAGGCGTTTCACCTTGCGCCATGCAAACTCGAAGTCTCCTTCACAGATCATCACGTCGTTGTGCTGGTAATACCAGCCGTAGCGCCCGCGTCCGCAGTTCGGGACTTCGTTGAGGATGTAGTTTTTCCATCCCATCAACTGAGATTCGACAACGAGGGCTTCTCCACCATCAAAGGACGGAAGCGTCATCGAGCCATCAAACACATACTGTGCGTTGCTGGCATTCGGATAAACGCAGTCACAACACCACAAGCTGCCTTCTTGGATTCGTGGATGTTTCAACCCCTCCGCAATCGTCATGCAGGCGCTTTGATTCCCGATAAACAGCTTGGACGCGGCGATGGCCTTTGCGGCCTCAAGCATGTTTTCGGTGACAAGATACTGGACGTTGCCAAATGCTCGGCAAAACGCCGCATACTCTTCGGGAAGCCCCATGAACAAAAGCCTGTCGCCATAGAACTTCACGATTTTCCCCCATTGAAAAGAATCGTTGTTGTAGCGAGGGCTGCGGTTGATAATCACTCTTTCAGAGAACTTCTTGTCAGGCTCGACAGTCAGCCAAGGCTTTGAGAAGTCTGGCATCTCCTTGATGAAGCCAACGCTTTTGGCATGTGATGCGTGAGCGCCAGCAAGAGATGAATCCCTGCTGTGCCAACCGGGGCGGAATCCTTCAGAAGCCCATTGAATTTCTTCGCGTTTCCAGATGCGAACAGAACCAATATAGGGCTGCGCTTCCAGCAATGGCTTTAAGATGTGAATGCGACTAACAATTCCCTTCGTGGCACCATTGTCTCGAAGATAGTAGTCATACATCCCGCCACGGTGATTGAGTGTTGCTAGAGACAGAACCGCATCACCCAAATCGCCGACCGTCGAGACATTTACCACGTCGTCCCCCTTCAAACTTGGCATCAAGTGGTCAATCAAGCCTTGTTTCTGGTCTTTGTGGAAAAGAACCGCATCGCTTCGGATCAAACTCAAATCACGCGGGAACTCATGTAGCGTAGCGTCACCTTTACTGTCGTAGAAGCCGTAACTGTGCTGAATGAGGTCTGTTCGGCCAATCAGGTTGCCATAGTTGCGGACAATCCATTCGTCAAATCCGCCAGTTGTGAATCCTTCTGGCGCTTGATCGTAGGCATCTGGACCCTGAACGCCGATTCCAGTGTAGTTGTCGAACGGTGGATTGAGGGTCTTGACGTAGAGATACGGCTTTCCAACCTCCTCGTATTCTTCAGTCAAAACCTTGACCCATCCAGCCTTGAGTGGAATGGAGTCAGCCTCGATCCAAATGAAGGGTTTGCCGCGCATTGCTTTAGCGCATTGGCGAAATGCCCAGTTTGCCACCTCGGGGTAACGCATGCCCGGAGGATCATCAAACTTCATCGTAATCACCTCCGTTCCGTCCAGTTCCTTGATGTAACGAATCAGCTTTTCAGCCTGACGCTTTTCGTGTGGTGCAATGTTGAGAACGACAGGAAGGGTCATGGCTAGATTTTTTGATAGATGATGCAGAGTTGCGCCAAACCGCCGTGCATAGTGGAGTCGAAGTCTGGATTCTTCCAGTGCTCCCAGTGAAATCCATCAAGTTCAAGCCGAAGGTCAACAAGGTGCAATCCAGCTTGTTTGCCAATTTCCACGATACGCTTGTAGTCAAAGTGTTCGTGATTTATTGGCTTCTGGCAGCTCACAATGTCCCAAGAGGTTTTGTGGTCCGGGTTGAATCGAGCGGCATGTGGACTGCCAAACTTAAAGTCACGGAACTTCTCGTAGGCCGAGTAGAGCGGGACAAGAGCGTAAATGCAACCACCTTCCTTTAAAACTCGGCTCCAGTTTTGGAGAGCGATTGCAGGGTCCATGACGTGCTCAAGACAGTGGGCGCTGACAATGCAATCGAACGTCTTGTCCTCAATGCTGGCGAGGTATTGAGCGTCACCATCAGGCAAGTCCCACCCTCGAACTGTTGATGGCGGGTCGAGCTTGATAGGGTCAGGACCACACCCGATGTCTAGCACATTGCCCTTGATGAAGTAGTAATCGCCGTGACGAACTCGCAGCGGGTGAGATTTGGACATTTCGTTCATAAACCTTACTGTTTTTCGACCCAATCCTCAATCTTAGCAAGGTATTTGTCGCCGATGTTGTAAAGGCCGTTGGCAAGCAGTGAGAGGACCGCTTCGGAAATACCAATCTCTGCCGCAAGCTGGTAGTTTTTGATGCGTCGATCTTTTCCTGACTGCCGGATGAGTTTGCCAAATTGAATCAAAGTGGCCTTCATCGCCTTGTTGTGATCGCGGAAGGCCCTCTTTGCCTTGGCCTCAAGCTCCGCCACCTCTCGGTCACGGGTTTTTATTTTGGCCTTAAGTTCGCGGAGGTGTATTTTGAGTTCTCGGTTCATATAGGTGGGGAATGCGTGCACCAATTCCGGCTATACGGCGAACATCAAGAGGCACTCGTGCGCGATGCCCTTCGCTTTAATTGCCAAGCGTTCCTTCTTGGCTCAAATTCATCAACAACCCCAACGCTTGCGGGCCGCTTTGCCGCGTTCTCCATCCCATGAAGCAGAGCGGGCGCAGAAACTTTTGTGTCGAGGATTGTCTTTGTCCTTGGTTGGAGCTTTGAGATTGCTGCCGGTTTCACGGTTTAAACGGGCGCGACCCTTGGCGGTCAAACCCGCGCCCTTCGACACAGGAAGTTTCTCGCCTCGACCGACTGATAGTGATGGGGATTTCTTTGCCATGAGTAAATGTGCTTTCTATTCCCGTAAACTTCAAGCGGAAAGACGCTGTTTCAACTGGTATTGGCGCATCTCACTTTGATCGCAGATTCCTTGAAGCAAGTTCTGAGTGCCTTGCGAGGCCTTTTTCACCGCCTCATCAATCATCACGCACAGGTCTTTCTCGCCTTTAAGAATGGCGCGGAAGAAAGGCTCGGGCTTCGTCTCGTCAGGCAGGATGTCGGACATCTTGGACGCTGCGATGTTAATCTTGGCGAGGCTCAACTTCTCAGTTCCGAGACCAATCACACGCTCCACGGCGCTGTCGTAAGCTGCTTCGTAGGCCGGGTAAAGCTCGCCAAGGAACTCATGGTCCTCGAAGAAAGTCGGTCCTTTGATGACGTTGTGCGCCCGATGAGCTAGGAATTGAAGGGCGCGAAGCTGGGTGATGAGAGAGTCCATGAGGGAGAATACTCGAATTTACCGGATCGCAACACGTTCATTCACAGGTCGTGGTTCCTTTTCAGGTAACATCGACAGTCCGGCCATCAGCCGAAAACGATTGCCGGGGTGAAGCTGCTGGAAGCTACGACGCTCCTCGCGGCGTTCGGACTCGGATTTAGGGGTGGCGAGTTGGTGGTTCATTTCTTCTTCGGTTTAACCCCTCGCTTCACCAACCCGCATTTCCCGCACGACTTCTTTTCGCCACGGGTGAGGTGTTGGTAGAAAGCCTCGGTTTCCTTGCCACAGTCGCAGCGACAAAGCCATTTGGAGTTGGAGTGCTCATTGCGTTCAAGGAAGCTGACGACTTTCAGACGGCCAAAGCGACGGCCTTTGAGGTTCTTGGGAGGGTATGCCATTTAGGCGATACTTACGGTAATTTGAGGGGATGGCAAGAGGAGAACCGTGGCGCTACTCCGAACGCTGCGCGTCGGAGAGCTTGGTGTTCTGCGAAAATTCAGTCACATCGTAGCCGAGCATGATCCCACGCCCCATGATGCGGCTTTCCCCAATGTCGATCTTCATTGCTGATCGTCCGTTCCGAATCCAGCACGGCTCCGGGAGACGTTCCGCTACCAGATCACCCATGAGGTGCATTCCACTTTCCCACCGGGTGCCATCGAACTCAGGAACTCCTCCCTCGCGCATACGGCACGGTTCGAGATTTTCGGAATACGCAGAACAAGTCGCTGGTGGACAACCGCCACCTGCGGATTCTTCGAGTTTTAGGGTATCACTCATTTTGCTTCTTCGTTGGAGTCTTGTGTCGGCGGTGCCACAGCTATTGCGTTCTGCGCATGCTCGTTGCCCGTGGTCGGAAAGCCGTATCGCTCGCCGTTCGGATCGGGCAGCAGTTGACCGTTGGCCAGGATGTCGCACACCAGCGTCCGCTCGGGATCGCGCATGTGCTTTTGCGCGCGGCCCAGCAATGCGACGCGGCGGCGATACCATTCCCGCGACTCAGCGACGATCCGCAGCGCGGCCTCGGTGACGTTTTCATTCTCCCGGCAGTGCGGAGACAGCGCCATGCCAGCCTGCACCCACGGCAGCGATTCCCGGCCTCGGGCCGGAGAGACGGCCAGCAGCGCGAGCGCAAGGTCCAGCGCAGAACCAGTCGGCGCAGCGCAACCTCCGGGCGCGGACGCTTCTGGTAGATCGGGAGTCATCGGGTGCCCTCCGGTGGCTGGCCTTGGTTGTTCAACCCCGCATCCACTTTTTCCAAGTAACACTCCTTCATGGGATACTTACCCTGCAAAATGCGGAAGATGAACTGAGGCTGGAAACCAATCACCTTGGCAAGGTGGCTTTTTGACCAGCCTTGCTGCATGCGGAGTTGTTCAAGGGCGTTGATGCGCGTTTGATTGGCTTTTTTTAGCAGTTCGGCAGCTTGGCTCTCAAGATTGGAGGCGCAAACAAACTCAGTGTGAATGAACGGGTGTTGGGACTGGATGTTGGGGAGGTTCATATTGTGTTGCGATTAACTATATGGTGGAGGGAGGGTTGGGTCAAGCGCATAGGCTATAAATTGACTCCAGCGTAAACAGATGTAAACATTTACGCACTAACACAGGCAATTTACGCCTCTGAGCCGCTTTGGAGGTCTTCGGACGCCAAGGCGGCTTCTTTTTGGCTCAGGCTATTTTCCAGCTTGAGGATCATGCGGTCGTTCCATTTAGCTCGTCCAGCCTCCAAGGCAAAGATGTATTGAGGGGTGACGCCGCAGAGCTTGCCGAAGCTGTTGGCACTCAGCCCCATGCGACCACGCATTTCCTTCATAGCTTGGCGCAAAGTTTGTTGGCTTTGATAATTAAGTTCATCAGCTTCATCTCGCAAAGACCACGCATCCTTAATGTTAAGAGCCGTTGGTATGTTGGTTTTTTCAATAAATTCTAGTTTCATCGTGGTGTGTAAACAAACAGGCGGTTTTTGTCGATAGCTTGGTTGATCTGCTGAATGATGATTCTTTCCCCAATTCCGTCGTTTATCATTTGCTGGATTTGAGACTGGACATTCTCAATTCTTTTGGCGTCCAAGTAGAACTCATGCTCGGCATCTGACTTCGAGGTGATATTCTTAGCCCGACTTATGTAGTTATCAAGTAGTCTGCGGTAGCCTGTCAGCAACTCATCCTGCCAAGACGGTTCTGGGTATTCCTGCGCCTTTTTGAGCCTTTCCTCATGCTTGACATACCAAGTGGGCTTCGGTCCTTCGCCAGAATACTCGTCGGGGATGTCAGGGGCCAGATGACGAAATCCCTTATCCTTCAAAAAGAGAAGGTATGGAGCGGTGTTTTCTCGGGTGGCTCCAAACCGATTCTTTAACTCATCCCAAATTTTGCCACAGCTTCGAGAGGTCTTGGACAGGGTTGGCGTCTGAATCTTGAGGTAGTTGGGTAGAAACACCTCCCCAACGCCATGAGGCCATACCCAAGGGTGGAGTTCAGCAATGTCCTTGTGGCAGAACGAGTAGCGTCCAGCCATGCCGGAGAAAATCTCCCAGTTGATCTTGGCAAAACCGATGCAGTCAGCCCTTTCCCACAGAATCATGTGAAGCATCTTTTGGTGCATCGGCATGTCACCGAGTTCCAGAAGGTGATTCGGCATGTAGTATTTCTTAGACATCTGACATCAGTTGCATACAAAGTTGTTTCTGTCAAGAGATTTGTTTATAGGCTTAAGAAGCCCTATTCTGTGTTCTCTTATTAAGCCCTTTTAAAGCCTATAACATTTTTTCTTTCTAGTCCTCCCCATACTCCAGCTTCAGAATCAGCCTAAGCTCATGGATGGCCTTGCGGATGTCCTCGGCCTTGTTCTTCGCCCGGTGGCGGCAGACGCGCTTTACTACACACCCCTCCAGAAACGACAGCTTGTTGGCCTGAATGAACTCGACCGGCTGAATGGCAAGCCCCTTGTAGTGGTCGCCGCCTTCTTGCTGGGAGAGAGGGTTGCAGGACTCGATGGCCTCGACGTGCAGGTCTTGATGAACCTTGGCGTCATTGGCTTTGACGGCGAACCAGACATCTTCGGGTGTAAATGCACTCAATTTTTTAGCAGTGGATACATACCACTCGGAACAAGTAGCAGGCCAAGACATATAGTAATCTGGCAAATCCTCCGGCATCTCGCTTCGATGCCTCAAAACGTAGCCTTCGGGAGGCTGCGGACCTACTTCGGGAATGACAGGCTCAGGCTTGGTTTCCGGGATGGCGTAGAGGGATTTTACCTCAAAGCCATAAAGCTGACCGCCAATGCGACCGGAAGGAACCCATTCTGGACTATCCTCAAGACATTGCGAAGACGACCAGATTAGCGCCCCTTCCGGCACGCAGTCCTTGATGTCCTCTCCTTTGACGAGCTTGTATCCTGCGGGTGGTGTGGGTGTGTTACTCATGCCTTAATCCGGTAAATGTTGCGCTTGGCTCCGTGGAATCCCTCCGATCCTTTCTCAACTGTGAGAAATCCAGCCCCAACAAGGGCTTTGAGGGTGTTGTTTGCCGTCTCCCGTGAGAGCTTCAGCCTGTCTGCCACGTCGTAGATGGTGGCTTGGCCCATTTCGGCAATCACTGCCAAGGCAGCGACTGTTGAGGCGGAGCGGATGTTGTTCTCCATTGCGAAGAATAGGTCAATAATCGTCTTGGTCTGGATGTGTGTCATGGGGCTCAAAAGGATTCTCAGGCACGACAAACCACAGGTCGAGGTAGTCGCGGAAGGTGGGTTGTTCCTTACTCTGGCATGAGGCCAGAAGGAGGCAGGCGGCTAGGAGGGGTTTCATTTCTTGAGTTGCTGGAGAAGGTCGTAGCAGGCGGCTTCGTAGGAGGTTGCGCTGCAAATCAAGCCAGCTAATGGGGCTTGAAGGGTCCAGTATGGATAATTCTTGATCGGTGCCATTGTAATGATGTTGTGCTTAGGATTCTCCTGAAGCCATTGAAGAAGGGATGCGTGGGCTGAGTTCATTTGATGAAGGGTTTGAGTTTGGCGAGGGCATGATGGGCGGCGTCCATTGTTTCGCATTCCAAGTCTAGATTGCAAACTGACACGCCGAGCATGTATTTTAGACAGCCATCAAGAGCTGTATGCGCCTCCCGGATCGCCTCGCGCATGGCTCGAATCACCTCGCATGCCTCGTCAGCGGTGTGAGCATCGGCAACGCGGCAGATGTCGGAAAGCTCGCGGTTGAGGCAGTCACGTTCGCCCCGGAGGCTGGCAATCTCCTTCGCCGGGTCAGCCATTTTGGAGCAGGCGTTGACGCAGGCGATGATGCGCTCCGCTTTAGCCCATGCAACAGAGCTATCCTCACCAACAAGCTCATGGATGTCGGCAAAGTAGGCTCCTTTGCCATCAAACAGGCTTGTGGAAAGATGGCCTTCTTGAATAGACCACGGCTCGCCGTAGTCGGGTGTTGGGGTGTTCATATCGTGGTGTGTCATATTGAGGTGGTAACGCTACTCGCTAATTGGATAAGTTTCAAGTGGAAGCTGGAGGTTTTCTACCCCTCTTCATACACCCGCAGGACTTCACCTTCCCTTGGATGAGGTTCTGATACATGACCTCGGTGGTGCCTCCGCAGTCGCAGACACAGAACCAGCGGGAGTTTTGATGGTCGTTGCGGCCGATGAACTCGGTGACGAGCAGCTTGCCGTAGCGGTTGCCGATGAGGGATTTGGAGGTGCGGCCCATTGGGGTTACTTGGATTGTGAGATGGCGCATCCAATGATGACGCCCATGCTGATTAGGGCAGCAGGTGCCGTGGCATACATGATCCACTTGGGCATCTTGTCGGGCCATCGCTGGCAAAGCTGGGCTGTGCAGAAGGCGACGACAGAACAAAGGTAGATGGATGAGATGTAGAAGGCGGTTGAGTTCATGGCTTCACAAGTTTACGCGCCTGCTCCACCTGCTCCTCGGTGATGTGGCCTGCTGCAATGAGGATGGAAAGGATGCGGTCGGAGGTGGATTGCTGATACTCGGTCTTCATGGGAGCGGGGTCGTGGAGGCGGTAGAATAGGATGTCGGCTTCGTTTGGTGGATTGTTGCTCCAGTCTGTGTCCAAAGCGCCATACACAACGTTTCCATTCCGCCAGACCACATCTGTCTTCACCCCTTTTCCCACAGGCGCAGGATCACCCGGCTTGTGAGCATGCCAAGGCTGGCCGTTGTCGGGTAGGTCGGGGGTGATGTAGGTGTATTTGCGGTAGTTTGCCCGAAGCTGGACTTCTGTAAATCGGCCACAATCCCACACGCGGCACAGGACTTTATCATTTTCGTATTCATTGGCATAAAGCAGCCTCCAGCCAGCGGGGATTTTATCGAGAGGGACGTTTTCGGGGTTTGCGGTGTTCATATCGAAAGTAACTCTACTCTGCCGGTGGATGGATGGCAAGAGGAAATGGATAAGTTATTTCTGAGGTAGATTGGCCCGCTCCTTGAAGGTTTTGCCTTTGGACCGGAGGGTTTCGATGCAGCTTTCCAGCGAGTCGTATTTCCGCCATGTGAAGTAAACTGAGTGGTAGCTCACGTTCTCACGGCGGCAGATTTCCGTCAGGCAAAGCTGTTCGCCCTTCCAATCAAACTTGAGAACACGCTTGGTATTGGCAGCTTGAACAAATCGGCTGGCCCAGCGGCAGTTCTCGGGAGTGTAGTCGCCATTCACGTCAATGCGGTCGATTGAAGCGCCATCATCAGGACGCGGCCCCATGTCATCCACAAACGCATCAAAGCTGTCCAGCCAACGCTGGCATATCTCAACGCCCTTCATCCCGTAGTTGCGGTAGCTCGGATTGCGATGGTTGTAGCAGCGGGTGAGCATCGAGTAGTAGATGCGGCAAAGAGGGTTCTTGTTCGTGCGCTGATGGCCTTCTGGACGCTCACGACGCTTGGCATGGACTTCACGCCGGTAGCAGCCACAGGACGTGGATTTGCCCCTTGTGAGGCCAGAGTAGCGAACCTTCCGCTCCTTCCCGCAGGAGCACCGGCACAGCCACAGGGAGTCGTGGGAAGCTCGGCCTGCGTAGGACAGGACTGTCAGGCGGGAGAAGACTTGGCCTGTCAGGTCGTGGTAGCGCGTTGGAGGAGAGTCAGTTTCTTCTGTCATATCAGTAACTAAACAAGTCTAGTGCGGGAGAGGGGAGTTGGCAAGGAATTAGATAAGTTATCTTGGAGGGGAAATTTGAGTGAGGTTCATCTATACGCGATTGAAGGGGCGTCGGCCCGCGACCCGGCACGCCTCCCGCCCCGTGGGCTACCCCCCCTGCCACGCCACGCCCTACAGCGGCCCCGCCTTGCCTTGTCCAGCTACAGATCGAGCGCCAAGTCCCGCTAACAAGTGCAAAATGAAATATGACTAGTCCGGCATATCCAGACAACGGCACTAAGCGGGACTTAGTTTTCCTTGATACTCAACGAAAACCTAGTCATCAGCCTCGAAAGTAGGGAATTCGAAATGTTCCACGCTCGCTGGCGCGTCTGTGAGGACGTTCACCTGAACAGCTGTTGAGGCTTGCGGGCCGATCTTCGAGACAATGTCGGCAATGGCTTTGATGTCCGCCCATGCTTTAACTTGGGGTAGATTCCCCTCCGCCGATTTGAGGCCGTTTCCTGCCAGTTTGAGCAAGAGCAGCTCGTTTTGCAGCTTCCCGCCCGCAATGGCCTCCTGTATCGTTGCAGCGGTTTTCTGCGCCAATTCGGCCCTTTCCGGCTCTTTCGTTTCAATCTCCGTTTCAATTTGCTTATCTTGGCAAATAACCACCTGCTCACTCGCCTTTTTCCATACCTCATCCCTGAACCGCTTTGTGCGGATCGTCTCCTCAGCTACGCCGAACGCCTCGCTAAGCTGCTTATCACTTACCCCCCGAATGCTGGCGGCTTTTAAAGCCTCCCATGATTCAGGGCTCAAAACTGGAGTATTTGCCATATCCTCGACCCTTACGCCCACCATCCCGAAAAATAAAATGAAAATAATGCGCGCCCGCTATTGACTACTATGTAGTGTTATGCTAACCTATGCCACCGTTAACCAACGGCTCACTATATGACGCACAACGAACTAAACTACATTGCACACGAAGTTGAGGTCCTCCAAGCCTCCATTACTCGCGCTTTGGAGTGCGCTCGAATCAATCGAGCCTTCGCTAAAACCTCCAGCAGTAACTCACCTGCCTTCTTCCGTCGCCAAGCTCGCCTAGCCATCTCCAGCGGCAAGCGCGACCGCTCCACGCTGAAGCGTCGCTGGAACGATCTTCTTTATTACGCGAATCGTCCCGAGCTTATCGCTTAACCCCCCCTCACCCCTCGCCCAAAATGACCACTTCCCAACGCCACCGCCTCCGCGCCAGCCTCCTAGAGGCCGCCCGCCTCATCGCCGGAACGCTCCTAATCCTCGCCCTTGTCACCTCCCTTCCGTTCCTGTTCGCCATTCTTTAACCTCAACCCCGCCAAAATATGACCACTAAAAACGCCCGACTTATCGTAGCCGCACAATGGCGCGAAAATGCCCGCAAAATTCGCGAGGCTGACGAATACGCCAATCATGTAACAGAGGCCCAAAAAGCCGCAAATCTGGAGCGCGCTATGGCTTTCGCCGATGAAATCGAAAGCGGCATTCATGACGGCAATTTCACGATTGCCCAACGCATTCACTTTGCAAAAACCGGCGAATCTCCGGCCCTGCTTCCATGATGACGCCCGCACAAGAGCAGGCCCACACGCAAACCGCCCTCGCCCGCATCTTCCAGCTATGCGATGCAAACCGCGCCGCGATGCTTAAAGCCCGCGAGGATCAGAAACTTTCTCGCCGCCGCTATTGGTGGCAGGATGAACAAGAAACACAAACCACAAAAACACGCTAAACAATGAAAACCGCACTACAAAAACAACTCGCCAAAGTTGCGCCCTCGCTCTGCATCCTAACGCTATGGGAGCATGACCCGGATCACTACGACATTCGCAAGGATTGCGATGGTTTCGATGATGAAGACCCGGAAGACTGGCAGGCATGGCAAAGCGAGGTCCGCGCAACCTGCATATATGACGGCGAGGAAATCACCGGCTCCGCCTACCTTGGCGGGACTTGGGAGAAAGCAGGCGACAACCCCGCCGAAAGCAACCCGGAGATTTCAGGCTATGAACGCCAAATGACGACGGAAGCTCTGGAGGAACTCGCCAAAAACCTGCCGATTGTCTCCGCCGCTCACCTTCAATCTGAAATCCAGTCCGCCCTCTCATTTCTCGCCACCCACAACTAAACCACGCCACAACATGCACGATCCAAACAACTACCGCTCCCATTACCGCCGCACCTCTGAACGCCTCGCCCGTGAAAAGCGCCTCCGCCAAACCTTTAACGGCTTCTGTCTCACTACGGGAGCCGTTCTACTCGCCGTTATAATCGCCCTTCTGCATTCTTAACCCCTTCAAACCTCACTTAAACGCTATGAAAACCAATTCGCTTAAACACTCCTTTCTCGTCTATCACCCCGGATGGCGCATGAAGATAAATATTCGCCTAAATGACGAATGCCGCAACGGTCACGAGGATTTCTCGATCACGGCAGACGGCGAGGAATTAGATGGGAGCGGACGCTGGCGCGATACTTTCTGCGGATGCTGCCATGATGAAATATTGAATCACAAGCCTGAGCTTGCACCGTTCGTGGCCTTGCATCTTTCAAACTGTGACGGCGTTCCCATGTATGGCGCTGAAAATGGCTTTTACTGGTTTCAGGGAGCCTTTCCCGAAACCGTCACGGATTTGCGCCCCTGCCACGGTGGCACCGGCTCAGGCGGCAAGTCGCCGGATGAATGCCGCCGCATTTTGCTCGATCATCTACGGGCTAACGAAACAGAACTGGCGGCAATCTGTGATTTTGCTCCGCGCTCAAAAATGGAATTTGCTTACATCCTCGAAAAGCTCGGCTTTCGCGCAAAATGGAAGGCGGAGGCACGCGAAGCTATCCGCCAGCTTGAGGAATGGACGGGGATGGAATTCGAGAGCAAGGCCACCCGCGAAACATGGAAGCCGCTCAAGCCGGAACAAGTGCACGATATTGAGCACAAGCGGGCCTCCGGTTATTATTCCCCCGAACAAGTGGCGGAGCGTGACGCTATCGCAAAAGCCGAGCGCAAACAAAAGGCGCTGGCGGAGATTGAAGAAGAGCATAAGGCGGCGCTCCTTAAATTGGAGCACAAGAAGCAAATCGAAGTTTTCATTGTTGAATCATTCGGAACTCGCCACGGTCACAATGTCATCTGGTATTCTCACACTAATGAGATTTGCGCCAACTGGACAACCACGGATAAACTGTGGGCCCGTGAAGCATGGGAGGAATTCACGCGCTCGGCTGAAATGTCCAAACTGCCACAGGGTTTGAAATTTAAGTTTCAAGAGCGGCCTAAATACTAAGTGACCCCATACACGGCGCATGCCTCGTGCGTGCGTCGTCATGGCTTCACCGCCTCGCGATGGCCTGCCCTGCCAGCGCGAAAAACTACGGGCAAACCAAACCACAAAACACCGCTAGAAATATGATTCACATTCCACAAAATCCCGCCGCGTACATCGCCGCTAACCACGTTGTTGGCTTATCCCTAGACCGCCTGCCATCCGGGCAAGTGCAAGCCTGCGAGATTCGAGAGGACGAGGCCGGGCAGCTACGCGTCCCGCTCGGCTCTATGACAACGGCAGACTTCTACGCCCTCGCCGCCCGCTTGCGCGTTGAAATTCTCCCCTCGCAATTCGCCACGGCTCAGGAACGCGCCGCCCACCGCCAGCAAATCGCACGCAACGAAGAACGCGCCGCGATGGCTGCGGAGCTTCGCGCCTGCCGTAAAGATGGAAAGGGGGAGGTTTGATTATGGCGCCTTCTCACGTTTTCACCGCTGGCGAGGCTGAAATGATGCTGGCCGCTTCTCAGCGGGCAAAAGATCATCAAGGCGCCTTGTTTTTCCAAGGCGTCCTTGAGTCCATCTCGAAAGGCTCGCCATACTCTCAACAATCCCGCCTTAAAGCCAGCGGCGGGCAATCCCTCAAACGCCACCGCCATGAATAATCCCGACTTTGACCCGCTTGAAGGCATGGGCCTTGTTTGCCTCTGCTTCGTCTCCCTGCTCATCATCGCCGCCCTCGCCGCTTTCGTGGCTTGCTGGCAGTAAACCTTCACAATTAAATCACATGAATGAAATTGAAGTGGCTTGTAAAATTTACGGCATACGCGCCGGGTATTTAACCACGCACGACCTCAAGACACGATTCGGAATCGTTGCCGAAAATTGGCCGCGATTGATTCGCGTTTATAAAAACGGCCTGATTGCAAAAACGGAATTCGCCGATCACCTCGCCAAAAGAAAAGTAGCTTGGACAAAAGCGAATTTTAACCGCATTGGCATAGCCTAAACCATCAACCCATGAGCCGCTCCCTTAACCGGGGGCGGCTTCTTTCTCTCTATGTTTAACCGTTCCCGCTCCCCTGCCCGTTTCCTCGTCTCCTACGCCATCGGCTACCGCTCCTACACGATCACAATTCCCGGCCAGTCTGCCGCCGCCGTTCGCCAGAGCTGGAATCGCCCCGGCTCGCGCCTGCTCTCGGTTGTCGAATGTGACGCCAACGGCCTGCCGGTTTAAGAGCCGCGAAACAAAGAGCCGCAAACCTCTTGAACTCCTCGCTGAATTAACGTAAGGTTACTTATGCGATACACACCCTATGGCGAACCCTCAGACAAGGAAATTGACGCTTTGAAACAGCCTCCGGCCTGCGAGCAATGCGGCGAATCTGTTCAAGAATACGGCGACCTATGCGAAGATTGCGAAGATCAAAACGAGGCTGAACGCCGCGCCGATATTCTTCAAGACGACCTCAAATACCCTGATGACTAAATATGAAACCTCTACTCAAAGCCCAAGAGCCGCAAAAACCTCAGAACATCCAAGCAGGCGACCGCGTTCGTCATCCTCTTCGCGGTGAAGGCGAAGTCATCGCAGTGGAAAAATCCCTGATCCGCGTCTCGTTCGGCGAAACTTGGGGCGTTCTGCCGGAAAACTCAGTTCGCAAAATATGACACTCCGCCCATCCATCCAGATCGACGCGGCCACTCGCTATTGCCTAGACCGTCAGATCACCTTCGACAAGCCCGTGTGCCTGCTCGACGCCTCGCTTCTCCGCAGGCTACGACTCCCCGGCTTTTTTAAGCCTCGCAAACGCAAAGTAAAACGCCTCGCAATAACTGAATGCCGACACCCCTGAAAACCACCTCCCTCTATGACGAAGCTGCCGCAGCCCTTGATGCCATCTTTCAAGACTACATGAGCCGCAATCCGGGCCGTGACAGGCTGGCCGCAGAAAACGGCATCATGCGGGCAATCATCACCGCATGGGCCGCGCAGCCATCTCGATTCCCAAACTGCCTCGAAACCCTCAAGAACCAAGTCCAATGAACCCCGAACTCGAACTATTCATCATCGCCTTCGTCTCAGGAGCCGCCACCATGCTGCTGATTCTGTTTCCTATCTGGATTCGATATGACCGAAACATCAACATCGAGCGTATCAAGAACACCGCCGAGGCATTTGATCGCGGCTACGATCTGGCGCGGAAACAAGGCGAATTAAAGCCGTATTCCACGCTTGCAAAGCTCAACCAATTACCGTAAGGTTACTCCGTGACCGACACACGCCAAGGTATTAGCGTTACCTAGTGGGACTGGCCCTCCAGTCTGGAATGTCGGAGAGGGTAAATTTCAAAACTATGAACTGGGAACAAAGATACAACGAACAAACCGAAGTGGCAGCATTGCTCGCCAAGCAACGTGACGATGCTTTAGAAAGACTTGCCAAGTTTTCAACTTGTTACGATAACACACCCATGACAACATACCGCACACGACCTATCAATCTTGATAACAGCCCTACAAATGTCTTAAACGAGGTAAAAGATGCCATAAACGCAGCTTGCTTGGTTTATGGATTCCCGTTCAGCTTTGTCATTTGCTCTGAACCAATGATTCAAAATGAAAACTCACCACCGGCTCCGCAGGTTATTTACTTGGTTGCTTACAAAGATGAACCAACAACCAAAACCTGCGACTCATCCAGTCCATGCCCGTGTGTGGACGATGATCTAAACGAGCCTCTTGGCGAGCCTTCTTGTCAGCTTGGCGGTGAGTGTGAGTCGTGTCAGTGATGATTTGCCTGCCGTGCCTGTGCTGGCCGAAGTATGTCGCCAAAGTGGATTGGAAATTTCCGACGAACAAGTAGTGGCAGAAAAGCGCGAGAAGCAACGAGTGAGAATATCAGCCGGTCCAAGCGGATGCACAGCCTTGGAATCTCGCGGCGGCAGGCAACCAATTTGAGCGCGTGGCGGAATGTAAAGACGCTGGGCCGGGTAATCCCAAGCCTTCATCTGGTGAAATGCTTCCCGGAGATGATGGATGAAGATGCTCTAAAATGCAGGTTCAAATCCTGCCGCGCTCAACGCTTGCTGGTAGCAGTGCTAAACCAGATAGTGATGCCATCACGAATTCTGCTCGAATAGAGCTATGGCAAGACAACCCGCTTGTTCACGCAGGCGGGTTGTTCTTTTTCCGTAAGGTTGAGGTTGTAAATCACACAGCCGCATGTTAATGTTGAAATCTACTCCTATGAGCAAACTCAAAGCAAAAACGCCCGATAAAGTCGAGCCATCCAAACCCAAAATTCTCATCTTCGGCGCATCAGGCGTCGGCAAAACATGGTTCAGCTTGGACTTCCCAAGTTGCTACTACATCGACACGGAGGGCGGTGCTGCTCGTTCTCATTACATGGACAAGCTGACCAAGTCTGGCGGCATGATTATGGGGCCGGAAGATGGTTCCCTTGATGGCGAGACTGTCATCTCGCAGTTCCAAGCACTCGCCACGGAAAAGCATGGATTCAAAACCGTTGTCGTGGATTCCATCACCAAGCTGTTCAACACGCTTGTCGCCAACGAACAGGAACGCCTTGGAGATAAAGACGCTTTTGGTGCCTCGAAGAAACCCGCTGTGGCCTTCATGCGCCGTCTGATGAACTGGATTCATCGCCTGCCGATGAACGTCGTCCTGATCTGCCATGAAAAGGAAGAATGGGGCGTGGATGGGCAAGGCAACCGCACTCAGGTTGGAACCACCTTCGACTGCTGGGACAAAGTTCAATACGAATTGGACCTCTCCATTCAGGTGCTCAAGCAAGGCCAGTCCCGCGTTGGTTTGATCCGCAAATCCCGCCTTCAAGGCTTTCCTGACCGCGAACGCTTCCAACTTGATTACAGCGAGTTCGCTCTTCGCTACGGCAAAGATGTGATCGACGCTGAAAGCAAAGTCATCACCCTCGCCACGCCCGAACAGGTGGCCGAAATCGTCCGCCTTTCCGACCTCCTCAAGATGAGCGAGGAAGAAAAACAGAAATGGCTTACAAGGGCTTCTGCTTCTGACTGGAGCGAGCTTGACACCGACCAAGCTAGCAAGGCCATCAAAGCCCTCCTCGCCAAGATCACCCCCAACAAATAAACCAAACACAAGCCATGCGCTTCACACCCAAAACACAAGAAGAACTCGACTTTGAAAACCTCCTTCCCAAAGGAGAATACGACTTCGAGGTCGTTAAAGCCGAAGATGCCGTATCCAAAAAAGGCAACGAGATGATTAAGGTCAACCTGAAGGTCTTCCACGGCGAAGGCTTCCAGTTCGTCACCGACTACCTGATGGAGGCAATGGCCTACAAACTGCGCCATTTCTTCGAGACTGTCGGCATGATCGACGCCTACAATGCTGGCTCTGTGCAATCCGCAGACCTCGTTGGGGCATGCGGCAAGGTCCGCATCGACATCGAGCCTGCATCTGGTGAATATGCCGCCAAGAACACTGTGAAAGACTACGGCTCGAAGGCTGCGAAGAAAGATGCCGCAAAATCTGCTTTTATCAGGCAGGCTGAAGAAGAATCTGATAAGGACGGAAGAATTCCGTTCTAGACCACACAACAACCGAGGGGCGCGACTCGACAACGCGCAAAACTCAGCTTACAGTTACCTATATGACCTCCGACGAAATCGACCTCATCAACAAAATTGCCTCCGATTGTTACCAGAACGCCAAACGTAAAGGCTTTCACGACAGCGATGGAGACAAAGACAACGTGGAACTCATGGCTGCATGGACGGCCAACCTCCACGGCGAAATCTCCGAGCTTTGGGAAGCAGCTCGCAAAGGCCATCTTAACCAGCCCTGCGACAAAGAAGTTCCCCTCACATGCGCCGAAGAAGAGTTCGCCGACATTGCCATCCGCTGCTTTGACTCAGCCACGGCATTCGGCATCGACCTTGGCCGCGCCATTCACATCAAGATGCAATACAACGCCAGCCGTCCGCACATGCACGGTAAACTTGCCTAACCTTATGACGCTTAAACCAGATCAAACACTTTCATGCCCAGCTTGCGGAGAGGAATTAGACGGACCCGCAAAAGATTTTGTAATTCCGGGTAAATTCGGACCAGAATCATGCGCTTCCGAGCAATGTCCTGAATGTGACGCATGGTTCTCATGCCAGACAAACAAGGATGGGACAATAGACGTTTGCGAAGAATAATATGAAAACGCCAAACCAAAAGAAATGCACCATCGCCGAGATGGTCGAATGGACCGCGCAGATGAACGGCAAGGTCCGCAAAGGTCGCAAAGCCTCCATGATCGCATGGATTCTTGCCAACATTGAGTCTCTCAACAAGCTCCAAAAGCTGCCTTGGTCTTCTCGCAACTGGGCCATGACTGCGATGCGGGATATTGAGCGGATTGGCGTTTATGACACGCTTTCGCTTGTTCCACCTGCTCCACCCATCAACGGTGTCACATCGCCTATTGGCCGCCTGCGTAAGGTCTGCGAAGCCCTTGGCCTGCATCTCAACAAGATTAACGGGCGAACCATCATCACCCGCCAGCAGCTTACAGCCACCACCAAGCCTGTCATGGTGTCCGACCTTCCGGTTGAACGACGCGGCGAGACATCGCCCGAGTTTGGTCTGGAAATCGACATGAACGCGAAACCTACTCAGCTATGCCAATCTCCGAACTAATATCCCAGCTTCAATCCATCCAAGCCACGCACGGCGACGTTCCCGCCGAGGTCAAGCTCCAGTTCCTCGGCTCGCACGCCTGTGGTCTGGTGATCGACCTCCGCTATCGCTCGACTGGCATTGGCAAACCTTTTGTTCAAATCATCGCGCAAGAAAAAGCATGAATACTTTTATTTTAGCCTGCGAATCTTCTGGAAACTGGCCTGCCGCTTTGGTTATCATCGTGACTATTATTTGCGGAACAATCTTTTTACTCAAAGTTTTAAAATGAAACCCGGCTATCATGGCATTCTCAGACTCTTCCCAAACGCCAGTCCTGATCTTCTCGCTCGAAATACCGGGACGCCTGCCGTCGTGGAACGAAGTCCTGTCGATGAACCATTGGCGCAGAAAGAAGTTCAAAGACCAACTGGCGGCAGAGTTCTTGTCCGCGTTGAAAGCGTCCGCAAACGACTCCTCGATGAAGATAATCTGTGCGAGAAGTATCATGTTGACCTACTGCGATACGCTGGAGTCATATCTGGCGACGAAGCGGACAAAACAAAAATTGAGACAAGCCAGCGCAAGGCTCAAAAAGGGGAAGAAGAAAAAATAATCATAATCGTTGAATCATGTTAAACATCAAATGCACGCATGCCATCTCAGATGCGTTGCTCCTTGCTTAATACTGCCGGAGGACTATCAAATGAATTCTATTGTTTGTGAAACAGATTGGCTTCGAGATGTCATCAAAGGCGTTATCGCATTTCGCAAATGCCCCCACTGCGACGGTGATGGCAAAGAAATTCAGTGCTATGACGCGGATGGAAATCCTTGCTTTCCAGATCATAAAGAAGCCACAAGGCATACATGCGAAGTTTGTGATGGTTTAGCATTTATTGAAATTCCATCTTAATAACATGCCCAACACCAAAGCCTCGCCAGCCCACCGCCTAGCGCACCGTCTGGCATCCACGCTGTCAGTCACAAAAGCCGACAAGGAGGAGGTGACGAAAATCCTCATCGACCTGCTGGCCCATCAAATTTCAAGCTACCACCCCATCCACCGGGACTGCATTTGGGACGCCGCCGTTGACGAACTGGATGAGATGGTGGAGATTTTCTCGACAATAGGAGACAAGCAATATGAACGAAACTGAATCCAACTACCCCAAACAACCACCCGTCGATAAAACCGAAAAGGCCATCATGGCCGGAAGCTGCCTCGTCGTAGGCGCGATGGCCCTTGGATGGCTGGCTCTTGGCCTGCTAGTCGTTGTGGCACTGATTAAGTTTGTGGCGGGAGCGTGATCCATGACCAACGAGGCTCAATACCATGCCATACATTCTCTCCGACACGCCATCCATCGTCCGCTGCCTCGTCCGCAAAGAGTTCACGCAGAACCACCTGACCGGCAAAGGGCGATACCTGAAAGCCCACATCCTCGGCGTTCGGTGTCAGGAAGCAGCGAGCCTCCAGTTTCAGGTAAGGTTTGACGAGCCTGATTGCGCCGGAGCCATGTTCTGCCTGCCAATCCAAGCCCTGTGCTGGAAGGAGTGCAAAATGCCGGACGTGGAGCTTATTCAGCCGTGGGATACCTTCTCATCGCACTTCACCGTGCATGAGTTTGGCCTCTGGAAACGCGGTAATGCCCAACTGCTAAACGTGCGTGGCGTCAAAGGATACCCGGCAAGGCTCGCATCTCGCTACCTGTTCACGATTGATTTCGAAGGTAATGCGTTGGCCAACGATTTTGAACAACATAAACAGCTCCATGTCCTTCAGGTTGAGCAGGGATGGTTTGCCGCCGTGCCTAACAACCGAGTGTTGAGCGTGGATGCAGCTTTCCAGAAACCCTGCGAAGAACTGCCCCGTTTCGAGTCCCTTGAGCACCTTTACACGGCTGAATGCCAGATTGGAGAACCCGAATGATCTAACAACCCACCGAATACCATGATTACAAGACCTACACAATGGACCATTATTCCAGATGGAGAGGCCATTTTTCACGAAAGAGCAACAGTCATTACCGTTGAAGACGAAGCCGCAGGTGAGTTTTTGAAAATTCATCAACCTCATGTCAATGAAGATGGAACGATTTTGATTGATCCTGATGAATGGCCTATTCTAAAGCAAGCAATCGACAATGCCATGATTAGCTTGAGAAATTGACAGCGTTTTGTGGCGTTGATTAAGTTTGTGGCTGGAGATTAACCTATATGAAAACACTAGCATTCTGGCATGAATATCCGGGTAGCCAGCCGGAACCTGATAAGCCCATGGAGGTTGATGCCACGGTTATCTTGTGGGCCATCTACTTCTTTTTGATTACAATGGTCGCGACGGGAGGCTTTAGCAGGCGATGAAGCCTCCGGTTTGACAGCGTTTTGCGCTGTGGTATAGGCAAGTAAAGCCGCGTGGAAACGGCTCAACGAGCAATGAAAACCCTAAAGATTAAATCCTGCCCACCTGTCAAGGACGCCGCGCTCGTCGGTTTTCCACCCTTGGCTGCGTGGGCAGGGCCTTTTTAGAGACATGAAGCGTTTTACCGAAACATCAAAATGGAGCAATCCTTGGTTTAGAAAACTGAAGCCGAAGCACAAACTGTTGTGGCAATGGCTCTTGGATCAATGCGATCATGCAGGTGTGATAGAGCCAGATTGGGAGCTTGCCAGTTTCCAAATCGGCGATGAGGTGTCCTTGAAAGACTTGTCTTTTCTGGATGGAAGGGTTGAGCAAATGGGCGACAAACTGCTCATTTGCGGCTTCATTCAATTCCAATACGGCAAGCTATCATCTCAATGCAAGCCTCACATGCCCGTATTCACAGCTCTTGCCAAGCATGGCATAGATGTAGATTATGTTGAGCAAAACCAAAAATTTAAGAACACCTTAACTCCAGAAAAGAGGAAGGAAATCTTGGTCCGCGATGGTGTTGACTTCTGTATTTACTATAACAGAAAACTTCTTGAAGGCGAGACACCAGTTGTCGATCATATCATTCCAAAGGCCTTAAATGGTAAGGCGATACCATCAAATTTGGTTGTTTGCTCATCTACTGCAAACTCTAAAAAGTCAGACAAACCACTCAAGAAGTTCTGCGAAGAGGAGGGATTGAATTTTTTGGAGGTAATTCAAAGGCTTTCAAAGGCTACCGGGAATCCTATCGAAGACTACCTTGGTAGTCTCCAAGAACAAGACAAAGAAAAGGATAAAGACAAAGACAAAGAACAAGACAAGGAAATAGCAAAACCTTCCAAAAACCTTAGCCGTGCCACTCGCGAGGAAATCGACCAGTTCTGTCGCGACAACGGACTCACCCCGCGAGATGCCGAAGCTCTGTGGTCGAAATGGGAGGGCAACGGCTGGATGAACGGCAAGCAGAAAATCAAAAACTGGCAGATGACAATCCGCTCATGGAAAGCTCAGGGCTACATGCCATCGCAAAAGAACCCCCAACCCGGCGACCTGTGGCCCTTGGATGAGCCGGAGGGCGAACAGGTTTACGAGCCTACCCCTTGGGAGAGAATTCAGGCCAAGATCAAGGCTGCTGAAAATGCGCAGCCAGCCCCCTCCGAAGAACCAACGGACATCGAACCTTTGGCGGAAGGAGAACTGTTCTAATGGTCACTCTCACGGAAATCTCGGCTCGCCTCGCCAGCAACCCGCTCAAGGTGGCTCAAATGCTCCTTCCGGCTGGAAAGCTGGAGAACGGGCGCGAATGGGTCTGTGGCGACGTTACCGGCAAACCCGGCGACAGCCTCAAAGTCACCATCACCGGCACCTATGCGGGCCAGTGGCGGGACTGGTCAACGGATTCCGACCACGGCGACCTCATCGACCTCTGGCGTCTCTGCAAGAATGTCACGGCAGCGGAGGCGGTCAAACAGGTCAAGGAATACCTCGGCATTGTGGACGCGGTGAAGATGGAAAAAACCAAGACCTACAAGACTCCACCGGAAATCAATGCCGTCGCCCCGAATCCCAACGGCCAGATGATGCTGTTTCTCAAAAATGAGAGAAAGCTGACCGAAAAGACCATTGCCGCGTATTCCGTGCTAGGATGCCCTCAGAAGAAGGCGATAGTGTTTCCAAGCTATTCACCCTCGGGAACCCTCCTGAACCGTTCTTACCGCACTCTAGGGGCAAATAAACGGGTCTGGCAGGATGCCGAGTGCGCCCCGTCGCTTTTTGGCTGGCAATCGCTCACTGAGCAGGACTACCGGAACCGGAAGATCATCTTGGCGGAGGGGCAGATTGACGCGATGACTTGGCACCAATGGGGATATGCCGCCCTTTCGATTCCTAACGGGGCCGGAATGAGTTGGATCGAATACGAATGGGAGAACTTGGAGGCCTTTTCGACCATTTACATCGCCTTTGATTCTGACGGACCGGGGAAGAAGTTCATGGAAACGGTCGTCAACCGCCTTGGAAAGCACCGCTGCCTGATTATTTCGACACCGAAGAAAGACGCCAATGACTGCCTGAAGGCCGGATACACTGCCGACGACGCGAAGGATTGGGTGGAAAACGCCAAGATTCCGCAGATCAAGAAGCTGGTTTTGGCTAAGGATTTGAAGGAGCGGGTGGAGAACGAAATGCTTTTGAAGGATGAGCCATTCACGCTGCCATTCCTCAAAAAGACCGAGTGGCATACAACACAAGAAGGATTCTGGTGGCGTCCGGGCGAGGTGACGATCACCGGAGGATATAGCCACGCCGGAAAGACCACGTTCCTAAACTTTATGATGTCCAACCTCCTAGCCGATGAGCGCAGAATGATGGTCGCCTCGTTGGAGATGCCATGCCACAAACTGATGTTGCGTTTGATCGAGACGTTCCACGGCAAAGCCACACCGGAGGCTGTTGAGGGATTCTACAAGTATGCCGGGGACTTCGTGGCCTACGTTGACCACGTTGGCTCTATTGCCCAAGATGAGCTTTTTGAGATGATGCAGTTTGCCTATCGCCGCTACGGCTGCGAGCATTTCATCATTGATTCCCTGATGCGTATCACGGGTCTGGAGGAGAATTTCCCGGCGCAGGGTGAGTTCACGCAAAAGCTCCAAGACTTCGCCAAGCAGACCATGACGCATGTGCATCTGGTGGCTCACCTTGGCAAGCCGCCGATCAACCCGCCGAAGGGGCATCGCCCGTCCATGTATTCCATCAAGGGGAGTAGCCTGCTCACAAACAATGTGGACAACATTGTTCTGATTCAGCGCAACCTCGAAAAGATGAAGGAGGGGCTGACTTACGAGCAAAAGAAGGCCATGCACGATGCGGAGGTGATTATCGAGAAGCAGCGCGAGACGGGGTGGCTTGATGTGTTCAAGCTGAAATACGACCCCATCCGCCGAACCTACTCCAAACTCGTTTGACACACTCCACCAATTAACGTAAGGTTGGATTCGATATGACACCCTCCGAAACCGCCGCACAACTCCGCCTCGCTGCTGATTGGATTGAGAGAAACATGACCGAGCAGCCAAAATCCGCAGAATTGACGCCTGAACTCGCCGCCAAAGGCTACGAGCAATACGGCTTTGGTCCCGGCATCACGGTTGTTGAGAAACCCAAACCGTTCACCATTCCCACGCCACCGCCCGTAATGAAGTGGCATCGGGAGGACGGATGGACTGCCGAGATGCTGCCACCCGGAACAAGGCCGCTTTGCGACGGGGAAGCCTGCGAACAGGGCGACGAAGTTATTCTGCCTTCCCAAGCTAAGTGGTCCAGCATCGGCCTCGACTTCGGGGCGCGGATGACCTCTTGCCATTTACCTACGCGCACCACCCGCTCGCTTCTCTTCACTCACTCCGGCCACGAATGGACTTGGCACCGCGCAGGTGATCCTTGTCCTTGTGACGAGGAGCGCAGAGTTGACGTGTTGATGTTCAGTTTTTACTCGATGTTGGACTGCAACCCCAAAACTGTTCGCTGGTCTGAGCTGAAACTATGTGACGGATCGAAGGCCCCAGGGGATGTCATCGGTTGGCGCTACGCTGACACACCAGAAGAAACGAGCCTAGCAGCATTCCAGCCAGCCGAGAAAGAGCCAGCGGTCGCCGTGCATAACGTCTTCTCCGAAGCTATCCCCGGCGCTTTCGGTGCTGAATTTCAGCGAAAGCTGCTGGCGTCGAATTCTGACCCCTACGCCGAGTTGAAAAAAGCGCACGCGGAGGGGAAGGTGATTCAGGGGTGCATTCGCGGACATTGGATTGACTGCACGCATCCTACTTGGAAATACCCGTTGGACACCTACCGAATCAAACCCGACGAAATCCCGTGGATCGAGTGGCACGGCGGACCTTGCCCGTTGAATGACGAGGAGGTGGAGGAGTGGGAGTATAAACTAGCCAATGGGTTTCATTGCGAACGAGCAGGCAGCAGGCCCTCCAACTATGAAGATGCGTGGACACACAATGAACGCGATGGCATCACCGCCTACCGCGTCCTCAAATGGCGCGAGAAGAAGCCGAAGGTGCCGCTTGGGCCGGAGGATGTTCGCTGCGGAGACGAGCTTTTGATGGCGGGCAAGCGTTACGGCATTTTAACCGTCACAGATAGCAGCGTTGAATATTTGGCTGCTTCCGGCCCAGTTCAGGTTACTTTTGAATGGCTGCAAAAGAATGGTGTCACCATTCGTCGTCGCAATTCTGACGCTTGGGAGTCATGTGAGAAGTAATTCTCACTCCCGCATCCAGCAGTTCTCATCCCACTGAACCGCAGGGTCGGTCATGCCTGACTTAGCCATCCATACCTTCAAGGAAAGTTGGCAGTGGCACGCTCCGCACGTCTTCAACTTCTCGTCATACGCCGTTCGCTTGCTGCCAAGCAGATCATTCACCTTCGACACAAGGCTTCGAGCAAAACAACCTATGCAAAACTCGGTGACTTTATCCGAGTTCTTCGGGCACTTGGCACAAATGGCAGCGCGTCTGTCCGCCTCTTCTTGGTTGACTTGGCCCTCATGCCACGTTGCCTCTACGGCGCGGTAAAAGCTCTTCATCATCTTCCATGCAGATACCTTGGCCTCCTTTTCGGCGCTGATGGCCTCGCACCATTCCGGCACATGCTGGCACATGAAATCGGCCATTTGCAGCTCCAAGGTTAGCGGTTCTTCGATGCCGTTGCCCTTCATGTGCGCCTTCACGGCCTCAATCAGGCTGGACCATCCATAGCTGACCACGACCACCTTGGTTTGTTCCACAGGGTAAAACCAGCCATACGGATCGCCGATCAGCGAGTAGCCCGGAAACAAGGCTTGGATGCGCCCCTTGGTGAACTTCGGGATTTCGATGGTGCGGATGATTGTCTTCATCGTGTGATCTTCTGCAACGCACGGTCACGCACCTCGTCAGCTTTGTCCATCAGGAAGGCGCGGGCACGCTCTGTCGGCATCTGTTCAAGACGACTGCCGTAGCGAAGTAGCATCTGGCGGTAGCCCTTGCCGGTTTCCAGCGAGTAGGCATCAGCCTCTTCCTGTGTTAATTTGCGCTTGAATCGGCCCTTACCCACCATGCGGTGCTCGGCGTTGGCGGGAGTAAGCCAGATTCCACGGCTGTTTAGCTTGCCGAGAGTGCGGTATTCAGGGGCGCTTTCAAGCTCCATAAACTCACGCGATCCCGGCCAGACCTTGCGCTCAATCTGCTTGCCGAGGATGTCGTAGTATTCCTCGCCTGAGTAGCGGCGGTAAACTGGGATATGAGACGCTGTTTGCTCCCAAAGTGATTCGTATTTACGCAGCCCCGGATCGGCCATAAAGTCGATGTCCTTGAGGATGCGAGGCACGAAGCCTCCACCCCATCCAGCCATCACCTTAGCGAATCGGTCAAGGCGCTTCTCGTTCGGGTCTTTGGAGGACAGGTTGTTGCCGAAAAGGGTCTGGAAGCCGGAGAGAGCGGGAATTTCACCGGCAGAAAACACGCCAGATGCGGCAGCCGAAACCAATCGGTCGGCGATGGACTTCTCGTTCCATTGTTCGGGAGAGAAGCGAACAAGGTCGGAGAGGCTTCCAATCGCGGCCATGATGGGCGAGATAGGCCAGTTTTGGTAGTTGAATGAAATACCTCCGGGAATACCGATGGTGTATTCCTTCTGACCGGCTGCGAGCTTCTGTTGCTTGCGATCCGGTGTGAGGTTTGCCCATCCGCCGTTCCAGAAAAATCCACGCTTCTCGTCGTCAGGCTCGTCCATGATGGCTTTAATTGCCATTCCACCGATTATAGCAAAGAGAAGGCCAGCCGTCTGATTACGCAGAATCATGTCGGTGAAGGCTTCTTTGGCTTCGATCTTGGAATCTTTGACCGTCGCCTCATACATGCGAAGCATCCCAATCCCCGGAATGAAGCTCAATCCTTGGTTGAACTTGTTTCCAGCGAAACGTGCGAAGCGAAGGCCAGCCAAGTTTGCGATGTTGTAGGCTCCAAACTGAAGGAAGTAGGCGAATGCAAGCTGAAGACCTTTGGCCGTCTTGTCTGCGCCATCAGCTTGCTTCCATTCGAGTTCAGCTTCGGCGAGGAACTTGTCAGCACGGTTGGTTGCTCCACCTGTGAATGACTTGATGGATGAGTAGATGAATCCGCCAACGCCAGTCGGATCAAGAGTCATCGCGCCTTGCTGACCAAAGAAGTCGGCGTTCTCGCTGAATTTGCCGAACTCTTGAAGGTCTGCCATCATTTCAGCCTTGGCGTAGGAGTCCACTAATGCCTTGTCGTGCGCTGTGGTTGGTTTGTTTCCGTTAAAGTCACGCTGGATTACCCTGTCTCGGTAAAGCTGGAGATTATATTTCTCGGTGGCCTGCTTCAGGCTTTCCGCGTCCAGATTGAGTTGGCGGAAAACAATAGGCAACGCCCCAGCTTTCGTCACTCCGCTGTTGAACGAGTCCAGAGCGGTCAGAAGGCGACTCACAGAGCGCATCCAGATACCCATCACGCGCTGCATGATCTTGTCGGACTTCGCCATCTTTTCGGCCAGCGAAACCGTCTTGCCGATGCTGTCGTAATTCAGGTCGTTCAGGACCGTGTTCATCGAAGGATCAAGGAACGCCCGGTCGCCAGTGACGAGATACTGCCATGCCAGACGGCCTTCACGACCGAATGCCTTGAGGAACTCTGCCATCGCCTTGAACGAAGCTGCAATTTCAGCCGGGAGTTCCTTCGGATTGGTGAATCCGGCACGGAGTATGCGGAATGCGCCGGTCGTAAGCTCGTAACCACCGCTCATCACAGCCATTGCAATAGATGCCGCTGTATTGACGCCGGAAAGCACGGAGGACACCCAGTAATCAGCGAGCAATTTGGCGATTGGAATCTTCGCGGCCGAACTCAGAGCCTCAAGAAGCTCATAGCCAGCCTTGTTGCGCTTCACCTCGTTGAGTTTGTCGTCTTGGAGGATGTCGAGAAGGCGGTCGATATTGGCTCGCTCGGCCTCGGTGAACTCCGACTTGATGCCGAACTTGTCTGCGAGATGCTTCATCAGGCGGTCCTCGTCAAGGATGCCAAGGTTAATGTCCTCGACCAGCTTTTGACGCTGTGAACGGAGGGCGTCAGCGCCTTCTTTGGTGAGGCGTCCAGCGGCTTGCTCTTGATTGATGACATTCTTAACCATGCGGTCCAAGATCGCTTCACGCTTGGATTCCCATGCTTTCGTCAACAGGTCTGCCAGTTTGGCCTTTTGAGCATCGTCAAGGTCGGCAAAGGATTCCTCAGACGATATGGTGTCGAAGATGCGCTGGCGGTAAATCTTGACCGTAGCTGCCTTTTGGGAGAGCAGCTTGCGCCACGGGATTTGCTTGGAGAATGGAGCCTGCTCGCCGGGACGAAGCGCGGAGATTTCACGCTGCATGGTTTGCAGCGCATTTGGCCCTTCAAGGCGGCGGAATGCCTCCATTGCTTTTAGGTCTGCCTTCTCGCGTGCGGCTGTTCTAAAAAGGTGCTCAGACACATTCTGAGACACATTCAACTTGGCTAGGCGCTGGAAGAACTCGAATTTTGAAACCGGGTCTTTAACCTGATCGCGGAAGGCTTTGTTAATCGAGTCTCCACTCTTTGAAGTCTGAAGGTCTTTTTCGCCTTGGCGGAATCGCTCTTCGACAGAGTAGATGAGTTGAGACGCCCTTTTGTCGGCAATCTCCACCTTTCTTTTCTCCATCTTAGCCTTGGATTCTGCCGAGCGTTTCTCAGCTTTGATTCTGGCGTTGTCAATGAACTCGTTGATGGCTTTTTCTGCCAAGGCCTTGCCGCTTTGATTCCATCCTTCTTCGGTGAGGTTATCCTTTTCAGCCGCCTCATTGAACTTAGCCATGATGGATTCACGGAAGAAAGCTGGATTAGAAAGGGCGTCTTGAGGTGTGAGTCCGGCCTCTTTGATGGCTACGTTGATTGCCTTCTTGGCGGCAGCAGGAGCATAAGCCAAGGTTGGAGTTGGCGGCATGATGGCATCAAGCTCTTCATCCAAACTAGCCTCATCCACACCCATTTCAGCGAGCATGGCGCGAACCTTTTTACGGCCATCTTCCCATGATTTAGCAAACAATGCCGCCTCACTTCCTTGTTGAGCAAAGGTTTTTCCAAGCAGCTTTCCAAGAGAAGGTTGGTCTGCTTTGATTTGCTCACCTTTGAGGTTGGCGGTCAAAGTTTGGCGGATTGCCGCGATCAAATCCTGAATGGCGGTTTTCTGCTTCGGCTTAACTTTGCGTTGTTCAGCAGCCTTGAGAAGAGTGTCGCCAACTTCATTGATTATGCTTTCGCGGTCGTTGAAGCCAACGAATATTCCGTCAATAACATCCGCAGTATTGACCGATGTAACATCAATCGGCTTACCCTGCTCCACACGCTTCTTGGCCGTGGCGACCATCTTTTCGCGCTTCTTGCGGGTGGCTGGAGTCTTGGTGAACTCGTCAAAAACACCAGCCATTTCCTTGTCGATGCCAGCGATGAACTTAACCAGCTCTTCCTCCGACATTTGCGAGATGGTATTCCGCTCCTCGCTGGAAATGGAGGCTTTTGCCTTATTGCCAGCACGCAAGGCATTCAAAGCCCTCATGGCAATGCCACGCTTACGAATCAGGTCTTTGAATTTCTCCCAAAGGGTTTTGCCCTTTTGATCCAGAGTTGCCTCACCTTCGGCAAGATCAATCGCGTCCTGATTATCTTCCAAATCATCCGCCACCTGCTCACCAGCATCTTCGCCAGCTTTGGCATCAGTTTTTTGCAGGTTGTCAGCGGTCTGAGGCAGGTCGGATGCAACGCGGGCAGCGGCGAGCTTGCCTTCTTTCTCTAGGTTTTCGTTCGCCCTGTCGAAGATGAACATCCAGCTAAACTCGGGGCTTTTGGTAATGTAGCTGCGAATACCTTGAGCACGGCCTGAGTTGGTCCCCAAGTTCTGCCAGTAACCGGCCAGTCTACGATCCAGCTTTTGAAGGATCACACGGCGAAGATTGCCCGTGTCGCCATCGCTTGTATCACGGGACTGTTTAGAAACGCGATCCTTGACCACGGCAACAAGCATGACCAAAGCTGGCATGTTGTTTTTGATGCCAACTTCCTGAAGGAAATCTTCGGAGAACAAGGATTCACCGATGCTTTCAATCGAGTTGCCTTCGTCTATGAGCTTATTGACGAAATCATTAGCGACCTGTTTGTAGAATTTACTAGGCTTAACGGTGTAGATTTCAGCGTCAGCGCCCTCCATTGGCCTAGCCTTCGAGAAAGCATTGAGAGAGTTGCCCTCAATCGCCTCAATCTCTTCTTGGAAGTTCTTTACAGCCTCACCTTCCGTCTCAACCCGCGAGGCCACAGCACGCTTCGGCATGATTACAGCGAATCCTGCGCGACGGCCTTCGGGGGTGAATACATCGAAAGCAGACTCACCCTCCTGCAAAACCGCCCCGTTGTCCTCGAACAGGTCTTGAAGCACGTTGCTGAACTCGTCCTGCGTGACGCCGGGCATCAGTTCCTCGGTCTTTGCGAACAACTCGCCAATCGGCACCGCCACACTGTTCGGCTTCGGCATGGCCTCGTAGGCACGACGGATGGCATCGCGCATCTCGATGATTCGGTCATCGTAAATGGTGTCGCGGGCAAGCTGTGCGCCTGCGCTGGATGCAGCGGAGTAGTCGGAGGCGTATTCTACGCGGGAGAAACGGATGTCTGGCGATGCGGCTTGGAAACGCTGTGAGAGCGGGATCACGTTTCCAGCTTCGCCGTAGGTAACGGGGTCGGCGGATTTGATCTGTTCGGGAGAGAAGACGACGTAAGACTCTGGTGATCCACCCGTGCTTCCGGCTGGATCATACATGAACACTCCGTCATAACCAAGAGTTTGTGCAGCCCTTATGAAGTCATCTTGATACTCCATATACCAAGACTGCTCAAGATTGTCGTGGGCTTGCCTAGCGTCCTCGACTTCTTGATTGAACTGTGGGGCTGCTTTGTCGAGAGATTCGAGTGCTTTGGGATAGTCAGCCTCAACGGTTTCCACGACCCCCTCCCATTCCTTTTGAAGCTCAGAAATTATATCCTCGAACGACTCGAATTCAGCCATCTCAGACTCAGATAGGCCCAATGCGTTAGCCGCAAACGCCCTTCCGTTCGGGGTGTCTTTAACCACCGACTCGATCCAAGCATCCACGTCTTCCTTTTTTCTCTCTTTAGTGTCTGACCAAATAGCCTCGCCCGCCACTTCATCAAAAACAGCGGGGTCAGTTAAGTCTGCTAGCTTGTTAATGCGAAGGCTGTACTTACGAGCAGGGCCATAATACTCAGCGGTTCGCTTATCTGGTGCAAAAAAGAACCCGTAAGCAGTCCTCTGCTCTCCGAATACCGTGAAATCTTCGTCGGTTCCATGCCAAACCTCAGTATCATACCCAGCAGCCTTCGCCGCCTCATCGACCATCCGCTGCGCCTTCTCCATGTCGCCGGATTCCAAGGCAGCTAGGTATTCGGCATCTTGAGATGACATTGATGCCATGCTCATCTGAGCACCGCCACCACCAAACATCACAATCGCATCTTCCTTGGCGATGTTCTCGCTGGAGTATGGCGCGATGGCCTTGCGCTGCTCGGGCGTCAGCTTTTGACGGGCTTGGACATCTCGGGCTTCGATTTCGCCTGCTACGCGTTCATAGAACTCGCCGGAATAACGGTTTTGGACGACATTGGAAATCTTTTCTAAATCACCGGACTCAAGAGCCTCTAAAGTCTTTTGTTCGCTATTGAACCATTTTCCAATCGTTTGAATGCCGCGATCTGCGATCTCTTTTTCTTCAGCAGTGGTAGCCCTATCAAGGTCAGCCAGACGGTTCCGCATGTATCCCTTCAGAACCTCTTGCTGTGCTCGAATCGAATCTGCTATCTCTTTTGCTTTTTCCAAGATTGCTTGTTGAGAAACACCAGAAAATGCCTCATCTAGATTAGAGCCTCTAGCAAAGTTTTCCTCGTTTTGGATAAGGTGCTGAATCTCATGCAGCAACGTGGATAGCTTGTTGCTGGCATACGGAGTGACATTGATGGTGTTCGTCTTATCGTTATACCATCCTTGAACACCTTGAAAGATGTCAAAGAAGGCCGGAGCCATGCTGACTTTAACATTCTGAAACTTTGGATAGGCTGCAAACAGTTCGGGATGCTGAAGGACATCCTTAAAGCGAATATCAAAAGATGAGGTGTTGCGAATTGCCTCCATTCTCCGCGACTCAAACTGAGCTTTGTCAAGGTCAATCGCTGCCTGCGCCTCGGCCTCAGTGGCAAAAACTCCAAGAGGTTCGGATTCTAAGAAATCAACCCTATTGGACCGCAGCAAGCTGTCCATTGGGGCATATTTTTTGTAAGCTCGATACGTTTTCTTACCGAAGAAACTAGCCTTGAAAGGTTCAATCTCATACTCACGCACATTTTTGGGATGGCTGAAATACAAGCGTCGTCTTTGCTCTTCGCTAGATTCTTTCGCGTTTGACCGAGCAGCAAAGGTTCCCTCCAAAGACTCTGTGGCTTTGTTGTCCGGCACTTCCCACCGCATCTTCCCGTCATACGGGCCGGGGAACCATCCAGTCACAGCGCGAATCTCTTCACTATCTTTGCCAGCAGCAGCCATCGCCTTTGCGGTATCCAGCGAATCGCGCATGAACTGGCGACGTTCTTCGGGAAGGTTCTCGATGGCCTTCTCGCCAGCGTAGCTCAACTTCACGTCGCCACCATCCTTTGTCGTAAAGCTAGGAACAGCAGTCCGGCGCATGGCATTCCGCAAAAGACGAACCACGTCCTTCATGTCTTGAAGCGTAGGATCACCTTTGCGTCCGGTCAGACGACGCCAGACGCGCTTCAGGAATTGAACGATGTCGTCCCAAATGCCTCCGGTTGGAATCTTTTCAAGGCGCTCGAAGTCCTTCAGGAAAAGCTCCTCCAAGGCCTCATTCCGGCTCTCAAGATTCGTCCGCCAATCCGCATACTCGCTGTAAACACGAACGAGGTTGTCGATTTGGGCGTCATTGTATTTGCGGCGTAGGTAGCCAAGAAACTCGCGCTTCTCGCTGGCAGTAAACAGCGCCACGCTGCGATGCCCGTTTTCGTGGGCAATCACACGACGGGCTGCGGCTTGCTCGGGAGAGATGCCAAGGTTTTCTCCAATGCGCCGGTCCAAGTCGGAAACGCCGATCTTGTTCGCGAAGATGAGTGTCTGACCGCGCTCGAAAAGACCTTCAATGTTGGACTCGGCTTGAAGGCGTGCGTAGGAGGACGGGAAGTAACGCTGGTTGGATTTCTCGGCCAAGAAGGCTTCGGGTGAGGCGTAGATGCGCGTCAGGAAGGCGTTTGGAATCTCGCCAGAGTTGTTAAGAACGCGACGTGCAGCTTCGGCATCGGCGGCAGATACGGTGCCTTGGACGATATTCGTCTTTTCGGGGTCGATGATGGAGTTGAGGGACTGACGAATGCGCTCATCCAGCTTGCGTTGGCGTTCGAGAGCGGCTTCTTCCTCCTTGAAGATTTCCTCGGCTGTCTTTTTGGACTGGACAGCCGTGGCGTTGATCTGGTCAACGAACTTCCGGCGCTTGATACGCTTGGCGTCGTAGGTGTCCTTTGGCTTGATTGCCAGCTTCGTGTCCACATCGAATGCCTCGCTCTCGACCAAAGCGTTGAACTCGTCATCGGACAAGGATTTCACAAACTTGTCCATTTCCTCGGGCTTTGCACCGCTGGAAACTAGGCGATCAATCTTGGCAACAGCGTCATTTTCCTTAGTTGACGGCTGCGTTTCTTGTGTTTCACTTGACGCAACCTCGGGAATCGACCCTCCCGAGGGCTGACGTTCAGTAACACCGGCTGCCCCAGCCCCTTTTCGCGAGGGGGCTGGGGTTTGTTTTACGGCTGCTGTGGTTTGTTGGGAAGATGGATATGCCGCGTCGAGGAAGTCTTTGAAGGCTTTTTGAGATGCCTTGAGTCCAGCCGGAAGAGCTTTGCCGGTCCACTCTTTCCAGACTTTGCGAGAAACCTTGTTGTCGGGATGAAGAAGATCGGTCCACTGCTTATTCTGAATGGCAGACATCAGAGCCTCGCCATTTTTTGCGGCTATCTCGGGGCGAATATCCTCACCCTCGTAAATTTGGGCAAACCTTTCGGCCTTGGGTGCCCAGTTGGGCTTAACGCCGCGTGCCTGCTCAAGCTCTTGCCTTGCAAGGTCGAGAGTAGTTGGCTTTTTCCCCGAAACAGGTCCGGGGGCGGTCGCTTTCACGGCCTGTGCAGCAGGAGGTGCTGCCTGAACTGGTTCGCCAGTTGCCCCCGGTTGAAATGAAGTGCCCACGTCTCGCGACGTTGGCATGCCTTCGGTAGCGGGCGTCGGCGTCCCTTGCGGGGTGATTGGTTGTTGCGGCTTGGAGGCAACAACTTCACGCAATTTATCGCGAGGCCTAATAGCCTTGCTAATGGTTGGGTTATTTGGGTCAACTTGATCCAATAGGCTAGATTCAGATTCCCATTGATTCCTTGGAACATACCAAGTTCCTCCTCTTTCTGAATCAGACACTTCAACCAATCCTGAAGTTGCTGGTTGCTTTTTAAGCACGTTTACAAAACTTTTTTCGCCAGCTGGTTTGAAGGCGCTTACAAAAGAAGTGTCAATCACACTGCCGTCTGACATGTCAAACATGCCATTTACAGACCTTCCAAGAACGGTTCCATCAGCGATTGATCCGTCAATCAATTTCAATTTAGAACCTTTTTCAACGCCTTGGATTCGATCACCCCATCCGGGAACGTGAACTATTTGACCCTTTGGTGTTTTTGAGCCAGCTACTTTTTCTTCGCCTGCCGCTGGACTGAGTAGCTGATCGCTAACGCCTGTTTTTTTGGTTTCCCGGCTTTCAACTCGGTCTTCAGGTTCTTGACGAAGGCTTTCCGTGTCGGGGATTTGGTCAGGGGCATTTTCTTGTGGGGTTGCGGGTTGAATTAACGGACTAACACTTGGCGGATTGTTGATGATCGCGCGCTCAAGAATGCTTCCACCTTCTTGCAAGGAGGGAGCGGGAGGGAAAGCCATTGCCTCGCCAGCTTGGGGCTGCACCGGCATTTCAGGCGCGATTTCGCCATTGGAGCCAGTGATCGTTTGCGAGGGCTTTTCAGGCATCTCTGTTTCCAGAGAAGGTGTTACTGAGGAGATTTGTGATAAGGGGGCCGGAACATAATCAATGATTGGATAGTTTTTGACTCCAGATTTCTTCCATCGTTGAAGATCGCCAATGGGATTGTTAATATCTACATCCTTTCCAATCCTTCTTAGAGCTTGCCTGTAAGCTGCAAACCTCCCCAGCACAAGATCGCCATTCTCATCAACAAAACCGCCAAAGAACGGTCTATTTTCATTGACTGCTTGTTGTGCGTTTTTCGCAATAGATTCAGCCATCCCTTTCGGTTGAGTTGACAACCAAGTATCCGCCACCTCGTCCACATCATAGTCGGAAATGGATGATGTTGGCTCAATGCCGGTTACTTCCGACTCAACCGCTTCAGCCGTTTTGACAGGTTGAACTGTTGGCTCGGTTGGCGGTGCAGGCATCGAGGCGGCGATGTTCTTGGCAAGGTCTTCGTTTTGCTGGATTTGCTCATCTGCGAGAACGGCGGTCTGTTCAGCACCGGGAACAGCGGCGGTGGGCGTGACCAAATCCTTCGCTGCTTGGATGCCGGGATCGGTTGGCGCTACCTTTGGCGGCTCAACCAAAACCGCCGTTTTACCATCAGGGTCAACTACCGTGGTTCCTCCAGCTTGCATTGCTGCCAGCTTTTGCTCGTTGGTCTGTTCTGGAACGGCATTCGTTGGGATAGCCCCAGCTTCAGTTGCGATACGATTTTGTGCTTCAGTCTGTTTATCTAAGGGAGTGCGACCAAGTTTGTTTATTGCACCAAACATGGAACCTCCCACACCTTCCCACAAAGCAGCCTCACCAAAACCTTCAAAAAGCCCCGGCGTTTCCACTCCTTCTGGAGCGGTCAATTGAGTCGAAAGGTTGCTGAGAGATTGAGTCGTTCCACCTTCAAGAGCTTCTTGGGCGGCGCTCATGCGAATACCCGGAATCACTTTGCCAGCCTCATCTACTCCGCCAAGCATGCGTCGAGCGGAAGCCGTTTCAAGAGCAGTGCCAAACGGAAGCATTTCTGGCAATACTTCGGAAAGACCGCCGCCAATAAGGTTGAGGTAGGCTTCAGGCCCCTCCATTCCCAGACGTTTGTTTTCCTCTGCCTTTTGAGCGGCTCCTTGAGCAAATCCAGTTCCGTAAAGAGCACTACTAGCACCACGCTGGATAGCTTGGCGTGCCAAAGCCTGCTTGGCAGCTTGCGTTCCTGCTGCCGCAATACCCTCGGCGGCCAATCCACGACCCGCTGCTCCACCAATGCCACCAGTAGCCATAATGCTACCAACGGTGCCAAGGACATTCATTCCCTTCATGGCAAGGTCATCTTGGTAGATGGGGTTCACTGGAGCAATGTATTCGAGGCCTTCTCGCAAAGACTCGCCAGCGCCTTGAATACCTTCACTTCCAAGCAATGCGCCAACGCCAGTTACGGTTCCCGGCACAATCTCGCCAAATCCACGTCCAGCAGAACCAAGCATCGACGAGACGTAGCCTTGGCCGGTGTCGTCTGGGGTATTCCAGAAATCATCGGCAATAGCCTTTTGCGTCTCGGGAGAGAAGGATTGATACTCGGGATCGTTGGCAATTTGCTGCTGAAAAAAGCCCTGTTTTACAAGAGCTTTCGCTTTTTGTGACAGCGCCTGATATTCAGGATCGCGGGTAAGTTCATGCCAAGTTGCCATACGCTACTGTGGCATGAGGGTCTTCTTCTTCAAGAAGTTTGCGGCAGATTCGACCTCTTCTTGTGGAATCCCGATGCCTTCACTGACATTGGAGGGAATAATTTTCCTTTGTTTGAGGAATTTGTCAGCCCAATCTCGGATCAATTCGTCGTAGGTGACATCTTGGTTATCCCACATTCCAAACAGGGATGTGCGCTTTTCTCCGGGTTCGCGGAAAACTTTCTGGTTTTTATTGAGTCCAAGTTGCTTCAAGACAGAATCTTGAACGAGTTGCTTTTGAGGCATTGGAGCCGAGCCAACTCCACCAACAAGCATGGATGGGGTCGGTCCACCAATAACCTTCTCCTTATTACCAATCACCTGCATGGCGAATTGTTCCAAGGGGTTGACGCCGAATCCAACATCTTTGTCAGGGAGGAGCTTCTTCAGTTTTGATTCAAGGTCGTCCTTGGCTCCTTGCCACGCTTTGCTGATTTGTTCAGCTTCTCCAAGTTTAGCTCGCTCGTTTTCGATGGCTTTGGGCAGCTCATCAACCGGAACATTTGCCAAACGAGCGCGGATTGCCGCTTCAACATCTGCCTTGGGTGGAGGGGAAATGGGTGGCGGCGGAGGAGGAGGAGTATCAGCGGCAGCAGCGCCGACATTCGCAGTGGTGGTTTGCCTCTTAACCGTCTCAGGAGCATAAACACCACGGTAAATACTACGAAGCTCATCCTCGCGATCCTTTAGCTCCTTCGCCAAGTTCACATACTCAGGATTTGGTCCATAGATGGGATTTCCATTGGCGTCCTTGCCGGTTGGAATTTCAGCCATGTCGTCCTTGGTGAGCTGGTTCAGGCGACGGCTAAGCATATCAATCTCCTCTTTTCGCATTGCGATTGACTGATCCTGCTCAGGCTTGCGACCAAGCTGATACTCCAACTGAGCAGCCGCATCAGGATTTTGATACGCTGCTTCCACCTGTTGAGGCGTTGCACCAGCGCCAAATAGCTTTGCCCGACGTTGCTGAAGCTCTTGTTGCTGTCTTGCCAAAGAACTCTGACGAGCGCCAAACACGCGGTCATTATCATCCACGATGCGCTGAACCCGTGGATCAAGCATGGCAGACGGGAATTGCTGCTGGATTTGCTGGCGTTGGGTGATGTAATCATCCGCTTCCGGTGTCAATCCAGCCAATGCCGAAACAGCCTGTTCCGCCTGCTTTGCCGCCTCTTGCTGCATTCTCAGACGGTCAGCGTTCGCAAAGATGGTATCATACTCGTTCTGCATCGCCTGAGCACGAGCCAAAGGCCTCTGCTGCCGTAGCTGCGTCACCTTGTCCATGAAGTTGAGCTGGTTTTGGACAGCCGGTTCAGCCAAGGCGCGAGTCTGCTGAAAGAGCGGCTGGGCGGGCGCTTCTTGGATGCCGAAGTAGTCGGCGGGTGTGCGGAGGAAGGTGACGGGCATAAAAATCAGGCGCGTTTGCTGTTCATGGCGTCATAAACCAGAGCTTTCTGCTTCTCGGGGCTCATAGTTTCAGCCTTGGCGAATGACATGCCACGATACTTTTCGCGGCCCAATTCGTCTTTCTTTCCAGTTGGAAGAGCTACTGCGAATTTGTTACTTTCACCTTGGCGGCCTGCCGCTTTAGCATACCAAGCTGAAGCTGGAATACCTTCGATCATCGTTGGTTTTTTGGGACCCTCTTTTCGAGTGCCCGATCCGAACGATCCCATCACGATCTTCTCGCCCGATGGGTAGTTGATGATTTGGCCTCCGGTTGGACGCTGTTGGACGGTTTCAACAGCCGCCATCTCAGGCTGTGGAAGATTGGTTTCAGACACTCGATTGCGAGCGGCTGCATTAGCGGCACCACGGTTGGCTGGAGCATAAGGAACCATGCCCATCTGCTCCTGCTCACGACGACGACCGGCGACGGCTTCGGTGGCCATACGCTTACGAGTGCTCATGTTGAGGAGTTGATCTAGGAGTTGGGAACCCTTAGATTGCGATTCGCCTCCACCAAGATAGACATCTGTGAGTTTGGGCTGAAGTGCCGTCAAATCGACTCCAAATAGAGGCTTTTGAACATCGCGAAGTTCTGGTTTGTTGAGTTTTTCAGCCATAAAATTAGAGCCTGTTTGTTTGAGAAATACGATCTGCTTGAGTCATTGGCCTTGGGGCCATGACGCCTTGGCCGGGGGCTAGGGATTTTCTTCCCATAGCCCTGTTGAATGCAATGATGGCTGGATTCTTTACGCCAGTGAAGGAGCCGTTTGCAATATCACGGCCTGCTGTCTGGGAGTTGGACATTGGAACTCCGGTAGCCGGAATCGGTGCCGGTCCAGCCTCTTCAGCCTGTGCCGCCAGCGTGTCGAGTTCGTCCACCTCATTTGGCGCATACCTGTCTCGAATCATGCCGATTTGAAGGCGCTGATAGGGGTCGCGAGTGCGACGTAAGGCTTGCTCTGCCAAGCGAGTAGGATCATACGAGGATCGTCCCACTTTGCGGGCCTTCTGCTGTGAAGGTGGTAGCGACCAAGGCTGTGCGGCTTGACGAGTCTTGAAGGCGGCACTTCCCGGACCCGAAGTAGAGCCACGCTGAATCATGTCAAACTGCGAAGGCTGTGATGCGGCAGCCTCCTTGCGCTGCAAACCGCTATACTGCCCAAGTTGGGGTGCGCTGGAATAGTTAGCCATAGTTAATGAGTCTGAAGGGTTGAACCGGCTGATTGTGGGAAGTGAAATGGCATCGTCGGGCGGATGGCTCCACGGTTCTGCTTCAGCCCTTGATTGAGGATTTCGTAGCACTTAGCCCAGCGTTGGTCAGCCTGAGCTTCCTCGTAGGCCCCTTGGTCCTCCAAACGGACGGCAATCAAGGCGTGCTTTAAAGCGCCGATGTTGTCAGGCCAGATGAGGTCGGTTTCGGCCACAGCGGGAACGAAACGACGCTTGCAGATGCAACGGAGCCACGGTTTGCCATCCTCACGGGCAACCATCGTGCCCGTCTTGTAGCGGCGGTAAATGGGATTCGTTTCGCTCGGCTCGTAAACCGAAAGGACAGTCGGGGTGCCGTTAGTCACCGAGGAAATCGTGACGGTGCCTTTGGTGCGGGGCTTGACGATCTGCGTGATGAAGATTTCGTCCGTTCCGGTCACGGTCGGATTGGCGAGGGTGATGCCCTTCCCAGCCAGTCCATCGCTGTCAAAAAGCTCTTCACCATCTTCGTCATAGCCGTAAATGCGGCAAATCAGGCCAGCATCCTCTGCATTTGAGATGGTCAGGCGAATCAGGCCAGCGTTTTCTTGAACCTCTTGAGTGCATACGTCCGACTGGTCGATGATCGTCTTGAGGTCAATGTCAGTATCATCAAAATATCCCGGACCCGAGGTCATAAACTCAATCATCCGGGGGTAAACACCTGTCGGGTAATTGACGCGGGTGACGCCGATAATAGACTCCCAACGACGAGGCAGCGTGATGTATCCTGTCGGAGCTTGAAAATCGACTCTTCCATAAGAGTTTTTCCAGTTCCCGGAATTGATAATGCGCTCACACGCTTGGTTCAAATACGGCAAAAACAGCCCCGTCGTCGGGTCAGACGGGTCAACTTGCATGTAGAGCGCGGCACGGGCGTCCGCTACGGTGAGTCCTGTGCTCATTTGGCGTGATGATAACGCCTAGAAATGAGAGGGCAATCGGGAATTTTGGCATTCAATACAGATGTTGCCTTACGGTAATTCGCACATACCATCCCTAAATGACCAAAGCGCCTCCCAAATCCAATGTGATTCAGTTCTCCAAAGGACCGCTGAACACTTGGGGCTTCCGAGAAAAGATCAACGCCAAGAACCAGCTTCAAGTGGAGATGGCCTTGATGCAGATTCGCTCTGGCTCGCTTAGGCACCGGGACGGCTCTCGAAACGAGAAGGGGCTTCCAGCATGGCGTCACTTTATGAACGCTGTGGATTTGGTGTGGAATTACAAGGATTCGCCCACCCCGTTCATCTGGCATCCGTGGGCCATCCAATACGCCAAGGACGCCTTCAAGCATAAGCGATACGCCGTCACGTCGGGCGGTTCGGGTGGAAAAACCGAGTTCTTCGCGGTTTACGCCCTCATTTGGTGGCTGGCTAACCCGTTCGCCAACGTGGTTCTGGTGAACACGACCACCCTGAAGGACGCCGATGGCCGTATTTGGGGTAGCATTACCAAGTTTTACAGCGGGATGATCGCGGCACCTCCCGGTAAACTGGTTTCCTCCGCCCATGCCATCAAGACCGTTGATCCCAAGACGGGTCAAACGCTCGACAAGTTTGGCATCCGTCTGTTCGCCTGCGAGAAATCCAAGGAAGCTGAATCCAGTCGCGCCATTCGAGGCCAAAAACACGGTCCGAACGGGAAAATCATCGTCATCATGGATGAGGCGGCGGAGCTTGGACCTGCTATCAAGAATGCCTTCGAGGAAAACCTTACCCAAAACCCGAATCACCAGCTTATCGCGCTCGCCAATGCGAACTCGCCATTCGACAACTTTGGGGAGATGTGCAAACCGAAGGAGGGCGGATGGGAGAAATACGATCCCGAATGGGAAGAATGGGAGGGGGAGGGTGCATTCGTCCGCCGCGTGAATATCGAAACGTCTCCAAACATCATCTATGGGCGAACGATCTATCCGTTCCTGATGACTCGGGAGATGCTAAAGGAGAAGCGCGAACGTCTCGGTATGACAAGTCGTGCTTACTGGCGCGGTGTGCTAGGAGCATTCCTTCTCGACGGCGATGACGAGACGATCTACTCGCCGGGAGAAATCCTGAAAGTGCCCGCTGATTGCGTCTGGCAAGGAGTGCCTACCAAGGTGGCCGGGTTTGACATCTCGCATACAGTTGGAGGTGACAAGTCGGTTCTTACCATCGGAACTATCGGCATCTGCGTTGACGGCAAGAAACGCCTTCGTTTCGACAAGCACATCGAGCTTGATGAGGACGTGACGCGCAAGGACGTGGACCGCACGACTCAGATGGTTGAGAAGCTAAAGGAGATTTGCCAGAGGGAGGGTGTGACGATTGAGAATTTGTCTGTTGATGCAACTGCTGGTGGTGGCAAGACCTTCTCAGATGCCATCTGGTCGAAGTGGAGCAATCGCTTCCTTCGCGTGGATTTTGGTGGCAAGGCTTCCGACAGGCCCGTGTCTGCCGCTGACCGTGAGAAATCCAGCGTTCGCTTTGCTTCAAAAGTTAGCGAGATTTGGAGTGTCGGCAAAGAACTCATTCGCTGCGATCAGCTCCGCAATATCACAAAGGAAATGGCTGAGGACATGACTTCCCGGCGCTACAAGGATAGTAAGGCGCAAGACGGAGGCTCTCGCATCAAGGTGGAGTCCAAGGTAGACATGAAGAAGCGCATTGGCCGCTCGCCCGACGTTGCCGACTCAGCATTTATCCTCGTTGATCTTTGCCGCGAACGCCACGGCCTAAGCAGCATTGACAAGCCGGGGAATTACAGCCAGACAAGGACAAATCCATTGAAGAAACGGTTCATGGGACTAGCGGAGTTGTTTGCGGCTTAGTTGGGAACCAAACTGACCGTGAGGTATTTATCCGATGACTCATGGATTTGCTTCACATCAAAGCCCTTCTCCAGCGAAGTTAGCCACCACTCTTGGTCCTTCACGATGCGGTGCGGGTCGCTTCCATCAGGTAGCGTTTTAGAGGCGCATGGAACCAAGCAGACGCGGACCAGCAGGCATTTCCCAGTCAGCGCCCTTAAATGATTCATCACGCGGATGAAGTATTCGGGTTCCACATGCTCAAGAACATCGGAGCAAACCACAAGGTCTGCCGGTTGAGGCATGATGGAAATCTCGGGGATGGATGGATCGTAGTCGGCTACGGCAATTCCGCGATTACGCATCTCCTTCGAGAGGGTCTGCTTGCCAGCCCCATAATCCAAGGCAGAGGCGCAATCGTATTGCCGATACAGCTTTTCGGCCAAGTCGGCTTGCTCCCAGCCCTTGTAGCCAAATGGAATGGTTGGATTGCGATGAAGCTCTTGATTGAGTTCTCGGTATCGGGGCGAGATGAGTTCTGGTGTCATATTCCAAGGGGGTGATTCATACAGGCTGTTAAACGTCCTGACTTGCTTTGAGGCCAGCCATCGGCGCTCGCCTTCGCCAACTTTACGCGCTTTTTCCAAGGCTTCATCTGGCGTTTTGAAGAATCGTTCCAACCGGTCTGTGCTGAAATGTTTCCGTAAAGCCTCCTCTCCTCCAAAAACGTAAAGGGCCACCGCTCTTGCCAGCCCCGGCTTTTCTCCCGATGATGTGTAAGTTCGGTATTGAGCATGGGGCTTAACCCTCTCAGGCCACTCACCAAAGTGGTAAACCACACCGTCTGGAATCGCCCAGTTTTCATAGCCGAGCATCCATGTTTTCATGCCGAGGTATGGCAGCACGCCCCATCCAAGATTGTGTTCTGCACAGCATCCCAAGCCTCGAATGTCGCTCCAAACTGATTTGCGAATCATGTATGGCATACCCTTCCACGGAATCAGGGATGGCTTTTCGATTGGAGTTGATCCGGCCCATTCACCGAGAGGTGTTCTGGATACATTGAGGTGCGTTCTCTTTGTGGCTGATGAGCGGTGCGCCCATTGAATAGGGGCGTGAACGAATCCGATTGGCTCGCCTTGATGCTCTTGGTGAAATGCCATCAGGGCTGGAATGGTCCCGTGTCCAATCAAGGTGTGGGCATCGGTGTAGAAAATGAACTTACCCCTCGCCTCTTCGTGGGCCAGATGAATAGCCTTGGCAATCGAGGGATTTTGCAGGCGAACAACTCGAACCATGCCTTCCTTGATCTGGCCTGCCAAACAATCCATTGCCGCCAGATGCACGTCGTCGTCTGAGTTTTCCACCACTACAATCTCTCCTTGGACGCCTGCTTCCTTGATTGCCTCGACGGCTGAAAGAACCGTGACGCACAGCATGGATGTCTCGTTCCTCGAAGCTAAAACGATGCTCAATTCCATTTACGGAGGCGGCGTGGTTGGCGGAACCGTAGTAGGAGGCACCGTGGTGGGAGGGCTTGTCGTTGGCGGCGGTGTCGTAGGCGGCGAGGTGGTCGGTGGAACCGTGGTCGGAGCAACAGTCGTAGGTGCCGTCGTGCTCGCAGGAACGGTTGTTGGTGTCACCGGATTCGTCTGGCTGATCCCGCTCACCTGCGCCGTGTAGCTAGCTCCTCCAAATGTAAATGTCATGTAAGTGCCAACTCCAATCGGCGTGATCTGCAAGCTCGGGGTGGCATCAAACGAGTTGTCGAACCTCACAGCAGGCTTGGCGGTCTGCCGGATGGTGACTTGATCTGATCCTCGCTGCCGGTTCGCCAGAATGCCTCCTACCCCGTATTCCTTCGGAGAGGACTGATACGGGCTGGCCTCAGTTCCATAGGTGCCATTGGCCGTCGTAATCATTGGATGGTTTCTTCTGGCTGCGGAGGCGGGAAAATCTCGACCTGTTCACGAAGCCACATGCCGTTCACATACTGCTGCGTGTCGCGGAGGATGAAGTTCTCCCAGTCGAGGAAATTGGTAGCCGGGATGACGGTTTTGTTCGGATTGCGCCCCGGAGGAGGGTTTTGGACGCCAACTCCAACGATAATCTCCGCCGTGTATTGCTGCTCTGGAAAGACAACCGTGGGATGCAAACAGCGGATGAAGTCCATGCTGACACCGATGTAGGAGCCGTTGACATCAGTAGGCACCGGCTGCTCATGGGTCAAATCAGCCTCACTCCACGGCGTAGGCGAAAGGAACTGCCGGACAATGATGGGCGAGTTGTAGTTTACCTCCGGGACGAACTTATAGCGGGGCAGGATTCGAGGTGTGGTGACAATCGAGGAACCATTATTGATTGCCAGCGGGAAGGCGTTCGTCTTGATGGCGTAGAGGTCGTAGAGAACCGCAGGCCAAGTGTAGTTCTGCGTGTCGGAAAACACCTTGAATGGCTTGTTTTTGGTTCCGAGGCCGTCTTTGGAGTTCTCAGTCTTAGGCTTGCCGAACAGGAAGGCCATACCGCCAGCACCGGCTTTGGAGCACGAAACGTAGATGTAGTCGCCCCATTTTTCGTTAGCCCTCTCGGCATTAACAGCCCAAAGGAACTCCCGGTAGCGTGTCTCCCCAGCCTTTAACAGGGGCTTCTCGGGCGAAAGAAACAGTTCCGGGTTGATCTTCTGGTCAGGCACCGTGACCGAGAACATGAACTCGTCCGGGTTTGGTGTCGGAAGAAGCTGAAAATTGGAGGCCATTAGATCGTGTTGGGCGGATTAGGTGCCACAGCGTCCCCAGTCTGCCACTCGGCATAGAGGTAACGAGGTTCCACGCTGGCTCCCATGTCGAACTTCCAATGGGTGCGGGCAAGGAAGGTCTGACGGAGGGGGTAATGATTGATTTCGTCCGACACGTTGGCGGTAAAGGCGTCTGCTGTGAGACGCCATATCGTCGCCTCTGCCTGAACTCCGGGGGTGTTGACCACGCTATCGTAGTTCTTAAGCCCGGTTGGCAGGGCGGCGACGGGGGATGTGACTTCCTGACCTCCATACCAATTTCCAGATGCGTCCGCCTCCGCAAGATCGGTCTGGATTGGCGTGCTGGCTGTGAAGATGTCCCGGTATTCGCTAGACCAGACCTTCAACTCGTCGCTCTGGACGGTCACGTTACCGTCCGTGAGGGCGGTTCCGAGGGTGAAGACGCCAGCACCAACGTATTCTTCCAGTTTGCAGGTAGCCCCTGAGCAGTCTCGGGCGAAGTAGGTCCGGTTGGCGACGATATTGGAGCCTGTTTTCTGCGTAAACGTGATTTGGAGGCCGTCTGACAGCGTTGCGCCCGAAATGGTGATTACGTTCGTCGTGTCATCCCCGGTGACGCCAGAGAAGGTCTGGATGGCCCCTGTGAGGGACACAGCTTCAACGGCGTCGTATTTGAAGAATCTGCCATTCTTCCTGCAAAGGTAAATTGTGCTGCTAGCCATAATTTCGGAGAATATCACTTGCGCGGGTGAGGGCAAGTTGTTAATGTTGGGGCAGCTTGAAAGAGCTTGCTTTGGGTGGCACCGGAGCAATCCGGCAATCCCGAAGTAGAAAGCCCCGCCTCCATGCCACCCGGATGCGGGGCTTTTTCATGCCGTGATCCTTAGCCTACTCAGCAAAAGAGGCTACCCGCAAAGGCTGCTCCCGTTGTGAAACAGTAAGTGGCCCCGCCGTAAGGCAGGAATGCTCGACATGCAGACAGTGAGATTTCAGTGCTTCCCGTAGCAGCCTAACACGGGAGACTCGTTGTGGGGCGCAAGTCCGTTTGCGAGGATAAACAAGTTACGGAGGTCGCCTCTCTTGCTCACCGTATTTGGTTACGGGGAGAGGAGGGGTCTTGCCAGAGAAGGGGTGGGAGTATTTACGCTTATGGAAACAACCAGTTCATTTCTTGTCGGAGACATCATCTTGTTTAGAACGCTTGGCGGTAAGACCAGACCATTTCTAAACGGAATTTTGCCCTCTATTAGTGAAGTCCTTTTTTTGAGGGGAATGCTTGATGATTATTTGGTCGATTTTGACTCCGATGAATCCATTGACGAGATGAACGATAAGCTCCTGATGCTTAGAGACAGCACCAAAACATCCATCAAACCAGACCGCAAAACCTCCGCAACCAACATATATGTAATGAGGAACGGCTCTGGTTATTATAAAATAGGGCACACTAGAACTAGTCCAAAATTCAGAGAGAATACATTACAGGCCCAAGAACCAGAGATTGAGCTGATGTTTTATTTCGAGGGAACTATCGAAGATGAGAAATACCTCCATATAATGTTCTCGAAACAAAGAAAAAGAGGAGAGTGGTTTTTGCTTTCCGACGAAGATTTGGAAAAAATTCAATCTTACTTTAAGCGCAAGAAGAACCTATGACCCTAACCCGACAAAAACTTGAGGCCCTTTTCAACTGTAACGCGCCTAACGCTCGGCAGATAGCCACGCTCGGTCTTCAGTATCCCCTCCACAAAGGTTGGATGCACCAACTCATCGGCCAAGAAATCAGCGATGCGCTTTACGCTGAACTGATGGACTGCAAAGGCAGAAGACCGCGAGGAATCCCCAAAAAGCAATGGCGCAAACCATGCACCCCAACCAAACCTTGACCGCCCATCCGAATAAGCGTAAGGTTAAGGATATGAATACCTGCCACTCCTGCATCCATCTAGGACTCTTGAAAGGCCGCGCCGGAGTCTGCAAGGGTCACGTCTGCCTAGCGCCCATCACGACTAATCCTCCAAAGGACGGAGAGACTCGGGCTGAGTTTCCATTCGTTTACGAGACTGAGGTTGATGGGCTTTGTGAGATGTTTTGCGAAAAGAAGAAAAACACATGACACCCTACTCCTGCCCCAAGTGCAAAGCCGACCTGACCGGCAAAGAGATACCGGAAAAGTCACGGCATCTATTTGGGAATAAAACACACTTCTCGAAGGTTATTGGCGAAATTCGCAACGACCGCCATTGGAGTTGGCATTGCCCTTTTTGTAACCATGAATGGAAGTGATGCCTGACCTCTGCCCCACCTGCCACAACGCAGGGCGTTCCTTGTGGAACACCTGCTGCCTCTGCACAGGTGATGCCATGTTTCCAACGGCGTTCCATGCTTGGTCCGCAAATAACCGCGTGCCTTACAGCATTCCGCAGCCTAAAATTGAGGCTCCAAAAGTGGTTGTAAGCAAGCCGAAGCTGGTGTTTGGTCAGGGGATACCGAAGAAGATATGACCTACGAAGACCAAACCCTAGAGGACGCCATCATTGAAGGACTCCACGAATCCGTGTTTGAGCCTGAGAGGGCCGCACGTTTGATCCGGCGCAATCTTGACCAAGGCATCGCCTGCAAATACGTCGTGGACTTTTACAAGACCGAGGCCGGAATGATTGTCATGGAAACGAATCTACACACCAAGGTTGAGCCTAAGAAGCTGGGAAGGAGGGTGGTGGTGTGAACAGTCATAGAAGACTCAGAGAGGAACAGGAAGGCCCATGCAGTTGGGTCCAGCGCCTTGTTCGCCGTTGGCGGTGGACACGGAGAGAGCGCGACATCATCCAGAACTGCGGATGCGTAACCTACTGCCCAAAATGCCACGACATGCTCAACGACCAAGCCTACTGGCTGGCGAGCAATGGCGAAGGACTTGGCACTTATAAATGCCGCCTCTGTGGGAATGTCAGCGAGTGGCATTTCGGAATCGCCCCCGTGGCGGTATTGATTTACTCGGCACACACGAAGGATGTCGCAGATGTTCCACCTACCTCATCTCCTCAACCCACCGAACCATGATCGGCGTGACGCCCGGATTGTCGCCATCGTGCATTGAACATCCTTTGGGGCACTCGATAAACCACACGCCGTCAAAACCGATCTGAGGCCGCTCCTTGTGCTGGCGGCAAACGGGAGCGGTTTTGTTGAAGTCCTGCATGAGGTGTTCGATTGGGGTCATAGAATCTCATTCTCGGGCGTGCTGATGCGTATGCGATCCTCTGGCAGGTTGGAACATTGGACGCTGGCTAGAATCACAGCATCCTCGTAGGAATCGGCTTCATCCAAGGTTTCCCAAACGCCAAATTCTTTGCCTTCGATGATCCATTTTGGAGGGGGATTGGTCATTGTGTAGCTTGAAAGTGCTTGCATTTAAATTCAGCGTGCGCCATAATCAAAAATGGAAATATCAAAAAAATGCACATGCTGTGGGATTGAAAAATCCCTAAATATGTTTGGATCACAAAAGCGTGGCTTGTATGGAAAAAGAGCAAGGTGCTTTGAATGCGTTAAAAAATACAATGCTATCTATCACCAAAAGAGGTACTCTCAAGATGCTGGATACCGCATCAACAGAATCAAACAGGCTATTAAATGGGTTTCTGAAAATCCCGAGAAGAGAGCAAAGGTAGCTAAAGCTAGGAATCAAAAAGCCAGACAAAATAACCCCGAAAAAATTAAAGCAAGGGCACTTGTGAATCAAAGGGTTAGATTTGGAAGAATGCCAAAAGCAACTAGCTTGGCATGTGTTGAATGCGGTGAGCAAGCAGCTCACTATCATCATTACAAGGGATACTCATTTGAGAATCGCTATGATGTTCAACCAGTTTGTATTAAATGCCACAAGCATTTGGGTTAGAATCTGGTGGCTTCTGCATGCATTGCATCCCTAATCCAAAAAGCACCTGCCGGAATCCACCCCTCTTTGGCAAAGATTTCCATCACCTCAAGCGGCATGGTGGCTCGCGTAGGCCAAGGAACCAGATTGCCGTTGTCATCAGGATCAAGGTCAACAGCGGCTCCACGGGCATGCAAGCTAGGCAGGCTTCCTCCACGCATTTTGCGGTTGTTGAAGCATCCAGCATACTTTTCCAAGATGCGTTTGTGTGGCGAGGCAGCGATGGCCTCCAGAATGCGCCTTAAACTCGCCGCCACCTTCTTGTGGCATCGGATGATCTTGACGGGCTTGCCATCGTAAAGGATGCCCAAATCAGCAACAGCTAGCGGCGTCAGTTGCGACTCATCACCCGGTTCTCCATAGAACTTGGTAAGGCTTGCTTGGTCTGCCTTGGGCCAAGGATTCGTTTTTGGCATCAGCTTACGCAAGTAGGCTTGGCAGGCGGCGATGCTTTTCGGACCCCAAAAACCATCTGGTTCGACGCCGATTTTGCTCTGGATTTTCTTGATGTCGTTCTGGTTCATACGTCTTGATTAAAAATGATGATAAGACCCCAAATGGTAAGCGCAACCGCCGTGAAGAGTAGGCCGCAAAACATAGCTGGTGGAAATTCTGCAATCATCATGGCTCCATATCCTCCTCAATCATTCGTGCTTTGTGCTTGTGAAGGAACTCCGCCATATCGGTGCTCAGTTTGTCCACCACTTCCTCGGGTAGTGCCCATTCCCATTCGTGGAGGAACTCATGGATGAGAATGCGGAGGTGGGGCTTCCCACGAAGGCGGTCGTCTATCTCGATGCGTCCATTGCCATGAGCAAGCCCGAGAGCACGATGTCTCCCGAGCTTGCGACGTAGAACGGTAATGGAGCTTGGTTTCACTTACTTCTCAGCTTGGCAACCATTGAGGCGGTTGCTCCGTTGACACGTTTGGCGATGTAGCTGTTGTTCTGACCCTTGTGACGTTCAATAGCGGACAAAATTCGATCCTCAAGCGACATGCCTTGGAATCGGGCCGCTTCGCCTTGCTTGGGTGGTTCTTTGCCATCCTCTGGCTTCTGCCGGTAGCAGCGCACCCGAACCGTCATCCGACGCTTCATGTCCCAAACCGGAAACTCTTGCGTCTCAAAAGCCCCTGATGCCAGACCACCCTTGAGCAGGTCGTGAACCCGTTCTGGAGAGCATTGAAGCTCGGCTGCGATCTTGTCTTTGGTGTCCCAACCTGCCGGAATGCTGAACTTTTGGACGTTGATTTTATCGACTGCTTTTTGCCAATTCATAGTGTGGTTTGCGTGGTTTATGTTCTTGTTTCTGCGTTGTTTATCCGACAAAGATCGGGAAGGTGACTGTTCTTCCGTAGCGTTTGTCGAAAATGAATCCCGTTTGGGATGGTGGCTCGTATGGGGCTTTGATGACAACCGAGTAGGCGTTGTATCCAATCAAACTCCCGTTGCAAATCCACTTCGGATTCTGCTGGCTCTGGTGCCAGTGACCAAAGATGTCGAGGTCTGCCGGAACACCCTTGTTCCAAGACGCGATGGCCTTTTCGACGGGAATTGTCAGACCACCGACGCCACCTTGGTATTGAAGCCCGTCCCCGTGATGAATGCGAAGAGTCTTTCCGTAGAGGTCAAGAAGCAGATGGTAGCCATCGGAAACGTGCCATTCGGCTTTGCTGCCCATGTGCTTCGCCATCGTTTTGTAGAGCATCCACTCGTAGGAGTTGGCGGCACCTGTGGCGTGTCGTGGTTTGCGAGTGTTGCGACCATGATTTCCATAGACACAGGGAATTACCATCTCTCCGAAGTGCTTTGACAAAAGCTCAACCCCACTAGCAATTTGATCTTGAAGCCACAGAACCGTCTGTGTGGGCGACAGGGCGTTGTTCTCCATCAGTTCCTCGTGGATGTAACCTGTCATCAAATCACCGCCCAAAACGAGCACAAGGCGGTCAATTTTGGCTCCGTGACGCTGAATCTCGGCCATGCGAACAATGGATTGCCAGAAACGATTGATGCGCTGCTCGGCGATGTCCAGATTGAACTCGTTTAGATTGTTGATTGTCTTGCCCTCAACTGTCTCTTCAACGTGCCAGTCGGACGCCACGGCTACAAAAGTGGCCTCGCCGTCTGCTAATGGAGAAACCTTGATCTTAGATGGCCTTGGCTTTTCCGAACAAATACCAAGAGCTGTATTAAGCTGCTGGTCTTTTTCCGAGATGATGGCTAAGAGGTTTTTACGCTCGGTTTCAAAGTCAGCCACGGTCTTTTTGTGGCGAATTTCCTGTGTTTCGTGAACGGCGGTTGACCAGTTTTTCATATTATTTTTGGTTAAGGGCTTCTTGAACGCGCTTCATGTAAAGGTCAGCCGAATACCAACGCTCGTTCACCTGAGCCTTGTAAACGCCATCCTTGGTCCGAATGGTCGTTCCAGCCTCAATCTCCAGTGTGTCTGGACTGAAGAGTTGCATTGAGTTGGCGACGGTAGGCGAGGTTTGAGCGCAGCCGGTCAGCAATGCTACGGTCAGCAGGAGTGCCTTTGTTTTCATGGTCGATGATCTTTTCAGTGAGGTTTTCGCATTCCTTCGTCACCTGCCATTGGAGCCACAAAGGAAAAGCCTTCGCGAGAGACGCAAAGGCTTCAAAAGCGGCAGTAATGGCGGCGACGATGGTCATTCCGGCTTCTTGTCGGTGACGTTGAGGCCAACATGGCGAAGCAAACCGATGATCTTTTCAAGGATCGTGTCGTCCTTTGGAGTCGGCGTGAGCTTCACAATGATGCGAGCACCGCCCATGATGAGGCCGATTGCAGCGCCGATTTCAACCCAGTGAGAGGAGATGTAGGTGATAATACTCATGGTGAGGTAACCTTACGTTTATGATTTTGATGTGTCAAGTCGTCGTTTTTGGAAGCCTTGGAAGCTCCTTTGAGGGCATCAAGAGACAGGTTTTGGAAATCCCTGAGAGAGTTCTTTTGATCCTCCTGAAGGTCTTTAATCCCCTTTTCAATATCCTTGAGCAGCTTCGTAAGCTCATCCAAACAATCAGCAAACCTGTTCATTGTTGACAGCCCCTTTCCCCACACCGCCCGGAGAATGAGGGCGATGAACGTAGCAAGGGCAACAATGAAGAGGATTAACACGACATGCAGAGGTTGAAGGGCTAGTTCTTCCGGCGAAATCACGGCAATTTTAGCATAACATCCGTAGGCTGTCGTGGCGATTATTCCTAACCCAGAGATGAAAGCTCCGGTGATCTGGTATGCCAAGGCCACAGGTAGGTCAAAATGATTGGGGTCAATGGGTATCCTCATGGTATTTTTGACTATTGTTGGGTTAACATTTTCGTGTGAAAAAAGGGGATTTTCATGGGGTAGATGTGATTTCGATTTTTCGTTGATCTGAAATAATGCCAAGCTCGACAAGTTTGCTTAGTCCCATGACGACGCGGGGATCATCGACATGAACCTCAGAAAACCAAGTCGTGAGTTCTAAGCGCAAGGCTGCAATGGTTGGCTCCATTGAGAGGGCGATTTGAGCCTTTTCCGGCATCGTGAACTCCGCCATGAAATCTTGGACGTTCTCCCATTTTTTTGCAGGTTGAGGTTCTTGGTAAAATGAGATTCCGGCCAAAATGGCGTCCGCCTCCAACATTTCGTTTTCGCGAAGGACATAGTCCTCTTTTGCAAGAGATACGTTGGTTATGAAACCATTCTCAATAGTGGCGATACGTTGCATGATTAGGTATAAGTGATGATGAGTGCGTAGCCTCCTGCGCCATCTCCGCCTCTGCCGGA